CTTCCGGATAACTGCAAACGTAAACGGGGACATGTTTCTTTAGCTGATCTATAGCCCCCCCGCCTTCATGCTCCCTCGTAGCCTTATTTAACTTTCCATAAAGCCCTATGTCCCCCGCCAGATCATCATCATAAAGAAAATAGACAGGACGATTAAAAGAAGCGAGAGCATCTTTCTGATGAACAGAAAGAAAACTTCCTAAAGTAGCAACAGGGGTAATCCAGTCCAATGCTCCAATGGAAATCATCCGTGCATAAGCAAATAATCCTTCGACTACAAGAAGGGGGCGGGGCTTTGTTGCTTTGCCGGAATACTGCGCAGCGGATTCTATTGCTTTGTCTGATTCCGCTATAAGATTCTCCCCAAGCAAATGCCAGGTTTTTTTCAGCCCCGCATAATCCTTTACCTTGGCCATTCTCCTTTCGTCATCTGGTAAAATAGAGCGGCCGGAAAACCCAAATAACCTATGCTGGTAATCTCGGATAGGAAACATAACCCGCATCCCCTCCGGATCATAAAGCAAGCCCATTGTCTCCGCTGCTTCTTCCGTTACTTCCCGGCCTTCCAGGTATTCGCGGGCAGGAGGCTGTTCCCATGCGGGGGGATATACGCCTTCAAACTGAGATTCGTTCAAAGGCTCGGGGGGTTCCTCGGATTCATCCCATTTCCCAAACTCCCCAAAATCCACAGCTATCTCTTTCATCCTTGCCCTATGGGCAAGGTTTCCCATCGGTAGGCCGGAGAAATGCAGAACCTTTTGGATCAAAGAGGGTATATTACCCTTAGACTTGCAAGCATAACAGTTATACCCGCTGGGGCCTTTATTGTTTATATGAACAAAGAAAGAGGGTTCCCTGTCGTAATTTTTTGCGTGAAATCCTAGTGAAGCTAGAGGGCAGCGGCAAACTATCCACCCGCTGCTATTTGTAGCAATCATTTCAACCCCCAATTCAGTAAGTATCTCTCTAAGATTGGGTTCATTCATCGGAATCAATCTCCCTTATCTTCGACTCCGTTGCCATCAAAGCGCGGATATCCTCCTCAGTCTCCATATTAGGACATATCGTCTTTGCGCAATCTCTAGCTCCTTCCGGATTGACTATTGTATTTCTGCTCATCCATAACCAAGCCGCAAGAACCGTATCAGATGGTTGTAACTCGTCAATTATTTCCGCCATCGGTTTGAATCTAGGAATACTCATGTTAGTCAGTCATTTTTATGCTGTAGTTTCCAATTCCAATAATCAAGCCATCTCTCAGAACTTCCATCTTTTCGACACCGCATACGTTCCTCTAATATGCTCAAACGCAAAATATGATTGATGCACTGCGTATGTCTCCGGTGAAGGCGGGCGACCATCGGCCAATGCCTCCCTTCAAGAGATTCCTTACGCTCATAAAACCAATCCCTATTACGAGCAATCTGTATTCTCCTGCCCCATCCATTCGGAACATGTCCCCTTTTAAAGTAACGTTTCCGCCGCTCCCTGCATCTTGCCCTGCGCTGTGATTTACTGGCCATTTTGAAAAGATTTCAAAAGCTCCTCACTCATATCCCTGCCAAGTTCCAAAACCTTACCAGTAACCCTGTCCACGGCTATCAATTTTCCCTGAGCCCGGCGAAACTCGGCTTCGATATATAGCCTCATCCTCATTGGACTGGTTTCTTTCTGCGCACACTCCTTTATCATACCTGCATGGTGCATCAGAAATTCAACAGGGTCCGAGAATACCAATTCCTTATTGGCCGGATAATGAGGGCATTTATCGTTGGCCAGCCGCGGGTCCCTGTTTATATGCGTGCGGTAAATCCCCGCCCCCACACAAGGGGTTACTTTTTCAGGGTCCTGATCTTTGCCCTTATCGGGGTCCATGCGGGAGTGACATGGGAGCCAAAAGGCGGCGTGGGCCTGAGCTACCATTCCTGTCCACGTATCTCCTTCCAACGGAGTAAGCCCAGGTCCTTCCGGCCCCGCGATTGCCCCGGCCCGGCTATCTCTGCGCCAGGGGCAACTCTTACATGGTTTAAGACATGCGCTCATCGAAAAATCAGCCAAGCAATTAAGAAGACCAGGCCCCACATTACAGCCAAAGCTAAAAGGATATTCCGGCCCCTGCGCAACCGTTCCTTCCTCTTAGTAGCGGAAGTATGCGAGTTAATGTCATAAATGTCAAAGCTCATAAAGAAGGGATGTGGGGTGTGGTGTGTTAGGGGGTATTCATGGGTGTGTTTCTCTGCGTTTCGTGAAATCTTCCAGCCCCGCTATTGGAAAAGAAGGGGCGGAGCCTTGTTGAGACTCCGCCCCGTTTTGAAAAGTCTTCAAATCACTTTTTGGGATTGACGTAAACCGCTTCATCCCCCGGCACCACAGACCCGCACAAATCAACCATCGCCGTTCCGCAATGAGTTTCCACGGAAGTCTTAGTCGCGGACACAACCTTTAGGAATGCGGCGTCATCCTTCAACTCCTTACGGAGCTTTACCACATCAATCACCGTCGTGCTCCGGCCCGGCTTGATAACCGCCTGGAGAATGATGGCCCCGGAATCGGTATTGGCCCCAACGTCGAAGGATGTAACCCCGGCATCCCTCATGCCTTTGAAAAGACGGGCACGAGCAGCTTCCGCTTTCCGGGAGGCTTCGTTGGCCAATTTGTTGGCCAGATAAAATTCCCGTGCGTCATTGAGAACGTCCTCCGGGACGTTGAGTTTGGAGTCTGTATTGATGGCCCGGCGGGCTGGCTTGGTTGTAGCAGTGCTCATGGTATTTTGATTTTCTGTTTGTGTTTTTGTTGTGCCCAAATGGGCGATTAGGAATCATCTCCCCGAAGCTCTTGGCGAGTCTTGCGGCGGAAAGCGCGATTCAGCGCCGTCTTAGTCTTCTTGAGGGGTCCGAGGGCGCAGCAAGGGCAAGTCACGCCCCCCGGTCCGATGTGGCGGCAGAATTTGTAAATCTTTGAAGTGTTCATTTGAATTTGGATTACGGATCAAGAATACTCGAAAGGGATACTTTGTAAAGTGAAATTTTGAAATCTTTTCAAACCTTCCAATTTTCCGGCAGCCACTCCGGCCGAACTGCCTGAATATCAGGACGTTCCTCCAACTCCCCGAGGGATGGGCCACAGGATACATCCGCCAGAATCGGAAGCGGGGGGTCAAGGTCAAACCACTCCAGAAGGGGGAGGTTTTCCAAAATCCATTTCATCGCCCCCATCGCTTCGTCTGCATACTCCTCCCGCGCTTCGATTACCGTGGCGTCGTGAATGAATCCCAGCGGGTGCATAATCTCCCAGGGGCAGTGCTCTGCAAATATGCTCATTCCCATCAATCCAAGGTCCGAAGCAAAGCGCTGGATGGGGCTGTTGATTGCCATACGTTCCGCATCCCTCTGCACCTTTTCATCGTTAGAATTAATCGCGGGAAGGCGGCGCAAAGCCCCGTGCAATGCCCGCACAAATCCATGCTGTTTAGCAATGTTTTTCATCTTTGTGTGCCACCGGGGAAGATCGCTGTAAAGCTCAAAGAAATCATCCCATTCTTGTTTAGCCTGAGATTCTGATATATGAATACCGTAGTCAGTCCTTGCATATGTGCGATAGGATTTCCACCACATTCCGTAACAATTGGATACTAACCTACCCTGACATGTAAATCGCCTTCTGGGGCCAGCGTTAATTATATCGTAAACGCGCACCGCTCCCGCTTCTTCCTTGGTCGTGTATTCGCTAGATTTTCCTTCCGAGTAACTAGCCTGAGATTCTCCTTGGAATAATGACCATCGTTGTTCTCCCTGTCGAAGTCCAACCCCTTGAAATCTGTCTCCGGGAACTTCTTTAATGCCCACCATATGAAATCCTCTCTGCTCTCGAACAATACTTTTATCCCTCTCCCTTTGTAATTGTGAGACGATACGTGCGTATCCCGTCTGCAACGCTGAATCATAGAATCGTATCTTTGCCCGAGAGTTTCCGCTCTCCCGTCCTGTGGATATTTCCTGTGCCTCTGACAACGACAATTTTTTGTTTTTCCTGAATATAGATTGTTGCAAGACAACACCCATACGTTTCCACAAGCTTTGCATTTTCCATTTATTACCCAATAGCTTCCTTCCCTTTTCAAAGTTCTCAGTCTTAAAGTCAGCGTTCCAACGGACAGGGATGCCATCTGCCGTCGCCGTTCTTGCAAGGGGACATACTTCGGATGAAGCTTCCCGCAGGGAAAGCATCCTCCCTTCCTCTGCCCAGACTTTATGGTCTGGGGTAGCAGTAACTCCGTCCCAGGTAATGACCTTCTTATAACCTTTGAATATGACTCCTTCGTGTTTGATCCATTCTTGTCCATCCCATAATAAATGCCAATCCTTAACTTTTTCAATAGGTATTTCTCCTACTTGAGTAAGAACACTCTGCCCCTCAGCTATGCATAGACCAAAGTTCCTAGCCTTAGAGTGATAGCGATACATAAAGCGATCATCCTTAGATAAGGCATTGAACTGTGCCATAGTAATCTTTAATGCATTGGCAGCAGTTGTAGCATGAATATCCCCCCCATCCTTATAAACCTTGAGCATAGTTCTTTCTCTGGCCATCCATGCAACTAGTCTAAGCTCCGCCTGACTTAAATCCACTTCCAGCAATATCCACCCCGGCCTTGCTTTGAATATTTTCCTATATGATGATACCAAGATTTTAAGTCTAGGAGTCCTACCGCGCTTTGGTATGTTCTGTCCGTTAGGATCTTTACTAGCGGATCTTCCAGTGACAGTTCTGTCCAGATAGAATCCAGGGTGAATCTTTGAATCCGGGGCCAAATGCTGCCAGAATCCAGAAGGGGGGCGGTAATCTCTCCATAGCGGTCTTCCATGAAGATCAAGAACGAAAGCCACGTTTTCCTTTACATCGAAAGCCATGTGCTCCGCTTCCGGTTCTCCCCCCGGAGCTTCCTGATAGGTTACATTCAATTCCTTAGCCGTTATAATATCCTGCGCAGCTTTCTGAAACTTTCCATTCTTCAATAACTTAACCGGGCGATATTCATATCCTTCCGGCAATCCTACATAAGTAGATTGCAGCTTACGGAGACGGATCAAATCCGTTAAGTCTCCTACAAATGGGTCTTCATCAAAATAGATAAGATGGTGTTTGGCAGAAGTGGAAGGGACCCGTTCCGATGGATCAAGGGCCGCGGTCGTGTCTGTGAATACAACCGGAACGTGCCCCCGACCCCCTTCCCGCTTTGGGGAGAATAAAACATCAATAATGAAATCCGCCCGCGTAAAACTCAAAGCATCCTCCGGATCAAGTTTATTTTCGGTCAATTCCAATTGCCTCCTTTTTACTTTGGCTGACACAGGAGCATATAGAACCGTTCCATCCTCATTCAACCTTCCGGTATTCAATAGAGCATTGTTGATTTCCTCTATCTGTTCTCCAATTACATTCCCAAGCGTCAGCAAATCAGGTTGATCGGTATATAATCCCTCCCGCTCTATTCTAAAGAATTGTCGAAGGGCCGGCATCTGAATCCTTGTATAGCAGCGATAATTCTGCGGGTCCTCTTTTGCCAGCTTTACAAGTATCAAAGTCAACCTCCGCGCTACGTCCGTATCGCCGGCTGCGTATGGGAGCATCTTGTCATGAGGAACTTTATCCATCATGGACTTGTCAATTTCCCTATCAAAATTATCACTATATCCGGCCATGCTGGGTATCCATCGCCTAACGCATTCGGACAAAGCTTTCTGCTGCATGTTATCGTCACAGACGAAAGCCAATTGAACAGTATCATGCTGCCAACAAGCAACTTCAATATCCAGGTTTTTCAATGCATGAAGATCAAACTTGAGGTTCGCGCCGCATACCTTTACTCTTTTATCTGCCAATAATCTGCGCACTTGTTTTAGCATTCGTTCCCGGTCCCTCCTGCCTATCTTTGGCATACCGATAGTAGAAACCCCCCGCAACGAATCATCGTTGAAATAATTGATATCTATCGGCAGAATGATTCCCTGTCCGTGAGCCCAGGAAAGTTGTATAGTCAAAACCCGGAAGGAAGGATCATACCACTTCAATCCCTTTGTTTCAACATCCAAAGCTATAGCTTCGGGAGGATTATCTAAATCAATCTCTTCCTCTAAATCAAGGCACCATTTATACTCCCCCCGCAATCTGCTGTTGCTGTAGCCCCGGAGACTCCATCCCGCTTCCTTAAATGCTCCCGCCAGCCGGAAATCCGTCTCAAAGGTTTCTGCAACCTCGGGACGGCGCAGAACATTCCCCGGCGATAACATAGGAAGGACGGGGATGTTGAATCCTTCTTCATTATGAATCTGCCCCCGCTTTTTTGTTATCTGGATTGTCTTGCCCATTACCTGCCTCCCCGCGTGCTTCCCGCAATACATCAACAGGGCCGGACCTTTAGAAAGGAGCCCATTCAGCGTAGCCATAAATAGCGGCCGGTGGCCATCCAGGAATGCATTAGTCCGTGCTTCCGAAGTTGCATCGTGCTCTGACATCGGCGGGGCCGGAATAACGAATGCAAAGTCATCCTTCACGAATCCACTCCGCTCCGCTTCCTCCCGGAACTTATCCATGCAGGCCACTGACATTGCATGGCCCGCGGCATAAGCCTTGACCGTTGGAATATCGCAGACAACTACAACCTTTGGATTCCTAAGATTACCCGTTGAATATATAACGCTCATTAGTCTGCTTTTTCAGTCCGCTTTTTTTGGTTTGCAAGCACCCGTTTAAGGTCCCTTGCAAACGCAGGACACTTACTTGCCAAAAATGCATAAACAGGGTCACTGATGAATGGTTCTTTCTTAAGTTTGGTCTTCATATAATGGAATTATACACAAAATAGATACTCTGTAAAGTAAAATCTTGCCCGCATCCTCAGTTTTGAAAAGTTTTCAAACGATTGCAAGCTATATCGAATATAGCCTGATCTTTTTCTATCCCAATAAACCCTCTGTCTTCAAGAAGAGCGGCTTCTCCGAATGAACCTGATCCCATAGCAACATCCAAAACAACATCCCCACTATTACTGTAAGTCCTAATCAGATAGCGAGCCAAATCAACTGGTTTCTGTGTCGGATGAAGTCGTATAGGTCTGGAAGGGACAGAATTGAAATATAACACCGAGTGTGGATTTATCTTTGCATTCCACTGCTTGCTCTTATGTCCGCCAGCTACACCATAAATCTGCGATGCCTTATTTTTATGCCCGCCATACCCCCGAAATGCTCCTATAGCCGTAGAAGCAGCCCCCGCAATAAGCTGAGGATTGAATGTTATCTTCTCTCTTCTATGTGCAAAGACAAGAATGCTTTCATGCCTTCTCATTGGACTTCTGCCAGCATTGAGATGCCCGGTGGCCCTATCCTTTACCCATACACAATCATATCGAAACATTTTAAGATTGCTACACACTAATATAGAAGTAAAGGGCTGCGCCGAAGTCAATACGACCGCCCCCGCAGGCTTTAGTATGCGCAAAATACCCTTCCATAGTGGAATCAATGGAATTATAGAATCCCATTTACACTGTGTAGTCCCGTAAGGAAGATCGCTCAATACAAGATCAACCGATCTCGGAGCCAAATGATTCATCTGCTGCAAACAATCTCCACAAAAAAGTTTCATATTTTTATTGCTGCCAAGCAGTTCCGGCTTCCTCTGCTTCCGTTTCTTCATCAGGTTCCATAGCCTCCCAGGGAAGCTCTTCAAAGTTTACGGGCTGGAATTCATACCTATAAAGAAAGCGACATAGATCGCCCTCCCGATTTTTCATCATGGTCATGATCCTTCTGTTATCCGCATGGGGAGCAGGGGGTTTCTGAATTCCCAACACAATAGAAGCATCCTGCGGAATGGAATCCGTCCCTGCAATATCGGATAGATCAGGCTCCCCACGCATACTGCGGTTTTTTTGATTCCTGTTAAACTGAACCGTAATGAAGATAGGAATATTGAATCGGATAGCCAACGCCTTCAACTCTCCAATAACTTCGGCAAGGGATTCCCACCTGCTGACATATCCCTTTTTCTTTCCCTCGGAACTCATCAGGTAAGCAGCATCCACATAAAGGGCTTCCGGACCATACTGCAACACCAGTGCCTCCAATTGCGATACCTTGCGGGTATCCTGTCCGCTCTCCAAATACATTCTCCCTGTAGCTCCTTTTATCTGCGCAACGCCTTCATGCAGCATTTGCCGGCCCCAGGGAGAAAGCTGTCCAGAACGTATCAGCTTTGGGTTCAATCTTGTATGTCTTCCCAACCATCTTATACTCATCTGCCTTTTACCCATTTCCATCGAAAGAAATAGAAGGCGGTGAGAGTTGAGCCACGCTGCATATGCCATCTCCTGTAGCGCATATGACTTTCCGAGCCCAGGCCGGCCGGCTATTACTATCAAGTCCCCCCCAGAAGCTCCCAGCGTAGCCGCATCCAGCGTAGGCCAACCCATCGTTATTCCCCGCAAACCGAAGTGGGTTCTGGCTATCTCAAAGTCATCAAGCACTCCATCCATTTCATCCCCGATCAAAACCACAGAGTGAGAATGCGCCGCGGAACCAATCTCCGATAACGTCCCCCGCAAAAGATCAACCATTGCCTCCGTATCCTGAGAAGCCAGGGCCGTTGTAAGAGTTGTTAACTTTCCAGCTACCGTATTGTATATAAACCGCTGCCGCAGTCTGGTCAGGAAATAGGATACAGGCTGCGAGGAGGTAAGCGCGGGTAAATGAAACCCGGCCCCCGATAGCACAGAAGAATCGGGCAATGCGTGATGTGCAAGATAATGCATTTCCACGAATTGATACAAAGCCAATTCCTCTTCCAGAAACAATCCCACCCCGGACTGCCTAAGCAGCGTGGGAGTAGAATCCCTTATGACCGCTTGAATAAATTGACGGCCAAGGCTCATACAGATTTTGTAACTTTATCATATGATGAATCGGAGGGAACTAAGACTACTATAAACGATCCCCCCCTTTGTCTTGCATCCCGTATTCCTTTGGCAGCCGAATCTCTACTATCAAATTCTTCATATTTACGTATATGATTTCCATTCTCCGAAAATGTAACCCCTACATGAATTCTTGGCTTTCTAAGTAAAAGTAAAGTATTCATACAATAATCAAAGTTGTAGCTTTCTGGACTTCCCGCATAAAGGAAGCTCCCCACCAGTTTAACGAATCTGCTTTAGGTGCAACCTCACAATGAAACATAACGAGTTTATCACTGTCCATTTGTTTTCTAAGAAACCACTGCACCCGCAAAATGGACTCCTCCGGACCGGGAAGGCGGGGGCCGCCCTTTTCCGTTAATCCAATAACGATTACAACGGGGGCCTGCTGCCACTCTTCAATATCTTCGTTTCCTTCCAGGACCAAAGAAAAGACTTCCGGAACAGTGAATATGCGAACCCCAACGTCATTTAATACCAAAGCCCTGGCAAATAGATACATGGCTTCCAGCCCACGCTCTCCAGAGAAACACCAGCGAATAAAATCCCCATCCCATTGAGCATCTGATTTCTCCCATGCGATTGCAGCAATAGATTTTACACTGCCTTGAAGAAGCTTAAACGGCTTCTCCGGCAGGCTTGCCAGAGAACAATCCCGACGATGATATTTGGATGGAATACCCGCGGCACCCAAAGCACATTTAATTCGTTCATCCTTATTCATATTTAGTAGATTTCCTCCCCGTTAGCACAATTTGTGTTTGTGTTTGTTCCCGCAAGCGAAGATTCTACATGAATAGAATTCCGAAGCTTGCGCACAAAATGAATATTAGTCTCTGGATCATTGCCGCTCGTTAAAATCGAATCCGTGAGGGCATTGCACGCACAATCAATTACGCGCCGTAGTCTCAATATCTCAGAACGCAGCCGAACCAGTTTTCGGGTATGTGTATTCATGTTACTGTTTTGAAAACTTTTCAAACTGCTCCATCACGTTCTTTCTCTAATCCTTCTATTCTCCATAGCAGCCAATGAACCAAATCAACCAGAGCATACTTACTGCGCTTTGCTCCAACCATCCTAAGCGCTTCCTCGTAAACCTTGTGAACCTTTTCATCTTCCACATTTACAGGATGCACTGCCTCAATCTCCTTATCCTCCTTTATGGGTTCATCTTCACTTGTCCATTCTTTTGCCTTAGCTAATTCGGCCCGCAAACTGATAATTTCCCTTTCCAATTTTCTAGCAAATTCAGCCTTTACAAATTTTCCGTCTTTACCGCCTTTGGTATACATAGAGTCCCACGAAGCATTGTATCCATAATCGAAAGACTCTGCATCTGTTCTGGGAGTATCGCCATTAGAAATATTGCTCATTTGTCATCCCTCCATTTTTGAATTTCTCCAAACCCTTGGAAGGGGGCCAGAGCCGCTGCGGCTTCGTGTTTTTTGATGCGCTCAGCAACGTCTCTGCTGGCTTCTGCCCGCTGCCGGGCCTTTTCCCTTTCCGCCCCGGTCAAGTCAATTTGGGTGCGTTCTCGTTGCAACAATAACCGTTCCTTCTTCATTTGCTCTTTCTGCCCATCGCCAAACTTTTGATCCGCGGCCCGCTCCGCGGTTTCCTGCGTCGATCCCTTTGCTCGCAACACCGCGATATACTTTTCTTTCGGAGTCATACCGGCCCTGGCTTCTATTGCCTTTCTGCTCTGCCAGGCCCGAATAAAATACTCACTCATTCCGACGAAGAACCGAACCTGCGGAGAAGGCGGGGCATCCTTGGCCCAATGGAATGCATTGTCCATCAGCAATCCCCAGTTTGCAATGCACCAAGTCAGGAATTCATAGAAAGCGGAGAAAGGCTGTTCTCTCTCTTTTTCCCCAATCCGGCAAAACCGCTGAGCAAACTTGCGGAGAATTGTGGAATCGACTAAAGTTATAGGCATCGTATCTTTCGGAAAGGATTCTGCACAAATGGAATCAAACAATCTCCCCAGCTTCTGAGAAGGGGGTATCTTGGTTTCCGCCGCAATCCTTTCTTTCCGGAAGGCGGAGCGAGTTTCTGCTTGCTGGATATTCCTTTCCAACTCCGACTCCCCTTCCCCCGAGAATCGCTGCGGCGCAGCCGCTGCGGTCCTTTCATTTTCCTCTTTTACTTCTTCTCCTTTAAGGGGGTAAATTTCTTTCCCCCCCTCTGAAAATTTCTTTCCCCCCCTGGGGTAAATTTCTTTCCCCCCTTTTTTATGAAGATTATTGTCCTTCATGGGGACAGCCATGCCCCGGCGGGGGATATTAGTTGGGTTTTTGGGTTGGCGCAGCATGTCATTATTGTTCGTTTGAAAACTTTTCAAATCAACAGGAACCGGGTTCCATTCCCGGTTGATTCCGTAGCAGGAACCTTCCCGAATAATGGCCCCCGCGTTCTCCAGAGCATTGAGCCAGGCTTTGACTGTTGGCCGGGTCAGCCCCGTTCCGGGATGAATCGTATTCCCGTGCCGATCCCTAAGTCCTCGCTCGAAATGAGATAGGCTAATAACCTCCATCGCCTTACCCCATTCCATCGTTCGATCAAAGATCATCCTTACCAGCGCTCTGGCCGCGGGTCGCATATATGCTCCCCATTCACGTTCAATTTTTCGGGACCAATCCCTTACGTATAGAATGGACCGAAGCGGGGACTCCCCTTCCCCGCAGGCTACCGATATTTCATTCAGTTTTTGAGTCTGCATAACATCGAAACGAAAAACCCAGTCGGATCATCCCGCCGCTGAAAGCTTGCCCCGTATGCGAGAGGGCTGTCCCGAAGGACCGGAGGAATAACCCGACTGGGGTTTTGATTGATGTTCGCATAGATAAATAGCTTAGTTGATTCGTAGGGCTTTCAGTTCTACGAATCTATTGCAATAATACCCAAAATTGATATTTTGCAATATTTATTTTCATTTATTTTTGATTTGAAAACTTTTCAAATTCTATATAATGAATCATGACCATTGAACGCGTTCTCTGCATCCTCCTGTTGGCGGTTATCGTTATATGGGTGATAAACCGTCTTCTGTAGCAGCCATGAGCTTACAGGCCGGTGATCCTACCTGGCTGGGAATAGCCATCCTGTGCGTATTGATTTGGGGATTCCGCCATTGCCGTTAATAATATGGCTAAGGATGGACAAGCCACCTACTATGATGCCTGGGGAATAGATACCCTGGACGTAATCAAAGCCAAGCTGACACCCGAACAGTATGCAGGATTCCTGCTGGGAAATTCTCTCAAATATGGACTGCGATTGAACCATAAAGGGGCCGGGCCGCGGGATGCTGAAAAGCTTGCGTTCTACGCTGCCCGCCTTGCGGAGCATCTTTCTGTGCACCTTTCTACCCCCGAAGCGCCTAGAGAGCCTACAACGCTGTTAGCTGATGTTAGAGGGCACATTCTACAGGGTTGCCCTATGGCCGATAAACTGATTGCTTAATAGTATTCCCTCCCCTCCCGCAATACCGGGCAATTCCGCGTTTTTTCCTCTGATAATGAACTGCCTTGTGTGTAATTCCCAGAAATCTTGCAATCGCATGATCTGTATTCAACCAATTAATTGTTTCCCATTCTTCAACACGCGATAAAATACCCTGCTCCTTCAAAGGATGATATTTCCTGTGTCTCAAATTAGACATAAAATTATTGAAGCAATCGGGCTGGATTCTCCTCCGCGGAGAAGGGGAGGAGTTTGTTACTCTTGAAAGCAGATACTGCCCGTTCGTCTTTCAATTCCTCTGCGGCTTCCGCGGGGGTCTTGAGCCATCCCCGCAGACGGCCGTATTCCACATTCAACGATAGTGCAAACTCCTGAGACAATCGAAAATGCATGTTTCTGTTTTTGAAAGCCCGCACTTCAAACAGAACCTTTGTAACTCCATCCTTGGAATAATTGAACACATAAGGCTTCCCGCCCTTCCAAGCCGGGGCTCTGGACATTAGGTAGGGTGATCTTCGCACAGCGTATCCGAGGTTGTTTGCAATCGTAACCAGGTCCTGTATGAAATCGAAAGCGGTCTGAGAAAGCCCATGTGTATTATGACAGGAGTATCGCTCGTATTCCTGCGCCATCCCTCCGCAGGTATGCATCACGATTCGATAATCCAAAGCAAAATGGGAAGCCGTTGATTCGCTGCGAAGATAACGCCACCCCTGCTTCTCAAATACCTTGTCGTTCGATTTGTAAAGATAGACGTTCGCTTTGTCGATCATCAACTCATAGGTATCCAATAACTGAGCATCAAAATACTCATTGGCGTTCTTAATTACCCATATCAAAACTCCGTGGATATTGGAAACTGTGAAATCAACCTGGATGTGTGCATTCAATCGTTTCAAGATTTGATCCCTGCTCTTAACGGTCAAACGATCTGTGATTGGTTCAAGCCGGGAAAACAACTCCTGCCAATAATCATTGCGCAAGCCATCCAGCCTCAGCTTCAAACCATCACGAACCATTGGAAGACTGACATTCAATTCCTTCAACAGAACGGGGTCCAACTCTCCTATCTTTTCGTATTGCTGGCGTATATGTTCAAGTTCATCCATATAGATAGCTACCAACATTGCTGGGTAATTTTCTCCTGGAACCAGTTTATCAAAGGCCCCCTTCCGTTCTATGGGCTCAATTACTCCGCTTTTGAACTTATCACAGAGCGGGGCAAACTGCTCTTCAAAGAACCGTTCAAAAGCGTCCTGCTTGCTTTCGTTTCCCGTTATCTTTACGATATTGACCTTGGCCCTTGCGCTGCGATCCTCCGATGACAGGAAATCAAAGGAACCAATAGTCTTCGCCTTTGCATTCCGGAATCGCAAAGCATCCTGAATAGGCACAGAATCTTTCCAGCGCTCGGGGATTACCAGGTAAACAACGATTGCATTGTTTTCCCGAATGATCTTTACCGCCCATGCTTCATATTCTGAGTAAGGCGGATTGCAGAAAATCAAATCAACATTCTTGGAGTAAAAAGTCTGCTCATGAAAATCCATTCCGATAATGCAAACATCAGAAGGGAGCAGACCACAAAGAATGGTGCTCTTTTCGATAGCATAAAGGGAACCGAATCCAGCGGCTTTGAAGGCGGATAGAACCTTTCCATTCCCAGCCCCGATATCCAACACGCTGTCCAGGGTTGTGCTGTATTGTCGGCTTCTCCACCGCGGGTATTCCGCCAGCTTTATATCCCGCAGAACGACTTCGATTATTTCGTTGGTAGTGGGATACCATTCGTAATCCTGATCTTCGGACTTCAAGCGATTTACAATAGAGGAGACAGACATATTTTTGAAAAGATTTCAAAGTTTTTCAAGCTTCCCCGACCAAATATTCCATTCCGTGAAGGCGGGCTGCCTGAATGAATGCAACCTCCGCCGCAACGGCAGCATCGTAATCTTCAAATCCAAACACCCCATTTCGGGGGTCCGGAGCCCCATAATTAGCCGGGGACATTCCAACGTCCAGAGCTTCCACCGAACGCATGTAAGTGCCGACCAGAGTGCCCAGGAGAAACTTTATTTGCCAGCACTGACGCTCCTCGCTCCACTCAACGTCTGATATGCGGACCGTTCGGGCGGGACCAAACTTTTGGAGATTAACCCCGCCCTTCTTGAATTGCAGTCCAGAAAGGGAGCCGTCCGGATGGACAGTGATGAGTTGTGTTTTCATGGGAAGGGGCGGGGCTAGATTTGGACTGCTGCGGCTTTAACACAGTCGACAAGCTTAAAATAATCAGCGCGGCAATCACGCCTTTCTTCCTCAAGTAAAGCTGCGGCCCGCTGATACAAAATCTTTTCGTTCAGAGTTTGGGCTTCTTTAGCCCGGTCTGATACACGACACCGCTTCCGGTAAAGCTGGCCAATTGCGGCTTCAACCGCAGTATCAGGACTCATCCCCTTGGCGTGAAAAACAATAGCTGCTGCGAGAAGTTCAGGGTGTTTGGTATTCATGGAAGAAGGGAATCAATCTGCACAGTCTGGGCGGGTTCGCAGGACCAATATTGCATTTTCAATCAATGCTCGCCTATCTTTGTCGCCTGAATTGCTCGTAAACCATCCTCGGCGGTAAACCAAAGTTACTTCTCGGCGGGTTGTCCGGAGAACCTGCTGCATCCATTCGGAGCAAATTTGTTCATTGGAAAGATCAGAAAGTGTGTTCATGGATCAAGCGTGGGTAGAAACTTTGACCAATCCCATCATCAGCAATTCTTCCAGCCCGTAAACTTTGGGAGCCTTGCAAAACTCGCAAGTATATTTGCGGGCATCAGGCTCAACCCCTTCCACAGTCTTGCCGCAAGCCAAGCAGAAGCCTTTCGATTCATCGGAACGGCGGGTGAAAGCAGCCTCGCTCATGGGAGCGGGGCGAAATTGATTAAGGCCAGTGCGGGTTCTGTAAGCGATCTTTTTCATTTGCTTTGGAATTGAGGTTTGGATTACGAGAATAGAATACTCGAAAGGCTTCTTTTGTAAAGTGAAATTTGAAAAGTTTTCAAACTTTTTTCGATTTCCCGGTTCAAATCGTCGATTCCTGGACGCAAAAAACCCGGAAACCGCCTTTCAGCAGTCTCCGGGTTTCAAGGTTTTTCAGCAGTGAATCAGTATCGGGTTCCTCTGACAATCAAAGTCCTAACATCATCTCCTGTGACTGTAGCACCTGTAATAACAAGACGGGCGTAACTTCCTCCAGGAATAACGGGCGGACTGCCCCCCACACGATACCAAACCTCAAAATCTTTAGAGCCGTCCGGGGCCGTGGTGGGATCGAACGTGCCCACTGCGGGGTCAGAAGCTCCCGCGGCTTCTACAGTCCCCGCACTGACCAGCTTAACCACTTCCGCGTTTCGGCCCGGCAAGGCAAGGGAGGTATCCATACCCAAGTCCATCGTGTCCACGGTCACCTGGCCCAACACCCCGAAGTTGTGAGCCACGGAAGAAAGTGAAGCAAAAGCGTTAACCGTATCGTAAGCCACAGTGCCGGCAACCACGGTAATGATCTCAGTAATAACTTCTCCAAGCTGATTCGTTCCCACAAGAGTAACCGTGCCGGCCAGATTGGCCCCAGCGTTATCCACCAGGACCAATCGCAGCTTTCGAGGAACCGCAATAATGGCCGCCGTAATAGTAGCAGTGCCGGGAGTGTTCAGTGTAGCTACCTGGGTAATCAATCCAGATGTAGTAGCGGCAGCGATGTTTTGCAGGTAAGCATAACCATTTCCACCACGGCCAGAAAAAAGAGAATCGCTTAGGGTAGCCGCTGTAGCGTAAACCGGAACCGTGCCACGCAGAATTGTAGCGGTAGAGCCATCATAGCTGGAGAGTCCAATACGCCCCCTCGTAGTAATCGCGGACGGGGAAGTAACCACAACGGATTCAACAGCATCAATCCGATAATTGTAGTTCTTGGGGAGAAGAATGTCGATTGTCTGCGTAGTTTCAATGTCAACGTTTTTAACCGTTACAGAGAAATCACCAGTGTCGGCGGACATTGATACCTTTTGATCCTGCGCTCTGGCTAGAGGTAGGAACCAAAACAACAAAGCGAGGATGGATAGTTTTTTCAGATTCATAGTGACTGAAAAAATACCCTTCGTCTTCCTCAGGTCAAGCCGCAGTTTGAAATCTTTTCAAAGCACTAACCTGCTTTCTTGAATGGGCTGGAAGCTTTTCTTGGTGGGGGAGGCTCAATATTTGACGGCTTAACACGTCCCCCTGTAGATTGCTTTAGAAAAGGATATTCAACTTGCAACAACTGAGGCTGCAAAGGTTTGTTGAAAGTATAAACCCGGTGCCATATCTTCCCGGTGAACAGAAGCTTGATCCTTTCCCACCAAGTCAGCTTCCAACAAAAAATAGTTTCCCCCTGCGGATCGTTGGGTTTCTGCCAGGAAGGGAGGGGCTGATATTCGGGCTGATTTTCAGCAAAAATTACGTAAGCCTCCGGAAACTTGATTGGTTTCATATTCGTTTGTTTCAGAGATTAAGCAACAATGCGCGCCAGACATTCATGTTCCCGAACTACCAAGTAATCCACTCCCCCGAGAATGAAATGGGTGCCGCTGCGGGGGGCTAAATATACTAACTCCCCTTCCTGAATCTCTTCAACCTCCGATCCTGTTGCCAAAACTTTCCCCCACTCTGCGGTTACTTGCGCCATTTCAGGAAAATGAATACCCCCGGCAGAAACAGATTCGCGGGGAAGCATTTCGATTAGAAGGCGGTTGGATAGCGGGATAATTTGTGCTGTATTCATTGTGTGTATGTTAACTGGAAAGTGTGCTGGTTTTCTCTGAACTCCAGCAAAGTCACGCCTACTGCCCAAATCCCATTACCTGCCCGCGTTTGGCTCCATCGTTTGTCATAAGCCTATCGAATCTTGTAAGGACTTACCAATCGCCTTTCCGGCGGATCATGGGCCGCCGGTCCTCGGATACAAAGCTTGTTCATTTTCGGGAGTATGACCGTGAGTATATTTTAATCTGGAGCCTTTGGTTTAGGCAGGACTCCGTTGTACCCTGTTCCAAGGTAATCGCGACTTGGTTCTCTAGGAATTACTTCATGGTAGAAATGGAATGAAGCCATTGAAGGCAATCTTACCATAAGACAAAATACTTCTTTTGCAAGCCAAAGTTTGAAAAGTTTTCAAAGATGAAAAATAGGGCGCACCCCGCGGCGTTCGCCGCCGGCTCGGGGTCTTAGCCCGTTTCCTTCCTCAAGAAGAAAACCAAGAATAGGAAGGGCGGGCAGGGTGCGCAAATAATGTTTGGTGGCCGGTCAGGGAGTCGAACCCCAAACCATCCATGAGTTGTCCGAAGACGTTGCAATCGCCCCGGCTTTCTAACCGGCCATTAAAAAATAAGGGGCGGGACTTCGCGCAAACAGGCTACGAAGCCCCGCCTTTGTGGTGTCCACCTGAGTAACCAAACCGCGGTGGACTGTTCCTCGTTACCAACAAATTAGCGGGGGTGTCCTATCTGATTAGACGACGGAGGATTTCTCCTCCGGCCGGATTTGCACCATGCATTTCCCCCTGGTTTTCCCCTGGGCCTATTTCGTCCCAGGGCATTGGCTCGCAGTCTGCGCGTCCCGCGTAACGGAACCAACTATCGGGAAGCGGTTATGGACCGCATTGCCTGAATCCCGGCAGACTGCGAAATTGGTTACAGGGGCGAGAATTGAACTCGCTACTTAAAGGTTATGGGCCTTTTGTGCATCCGTTACACTTCCCTGTAATGAGAGACTAGCGGGGACTCGAACCCCTTTACTCCTATATCACTATCGGCGGGGATACCCATCCCCCGTGCCCGCCTCATATCAAAAAATTGCGCTATGCAGCTTGTAGCCAAGCTGGTCTGTTTCACGGTGTAAAACCCATAGCAATTGGCGGTCAGGGCTGGACTTAAACCAGCAATCTCCGGGACTAAGCCGCGGTGTGTTAATTACACTACCCAACCAATTGTCCCCCCCCCCGTTCTGCATTTCCTAAGCCGAGTTGACCGTTGTCAGGCATACCTTAACAGGTTTCGATGCTGCCGAGATATCCTCAAGGATTACCCTGCGCAAGGACAGAACGGGAAGGCGAATTCTGGTGTGCTGTTACGCTAAAGACCTTGAGTGCCGCAGCCGTCGGACACTCGCAACTTGACAAGGCGCTTCTTAGTGGGTTGTTTACTACAACGTGATCTTTTCAGACACGCTACCGATCTAAAGCTAATAAATAGCCAATGTGCGCTCGACTCGGTGTTTTACATAGTTACCCCAACGGGTCACTCCTTAGATGATGGCTGCTTCTAGGCCAACATTCCAGAAATTGGAGCCAGCCAGGGATTTGCACCCTGCCTGCTGTCCAGCCTCGGCTGAATACAGCAGTGACTGTTCACTGGCATTGATTTTGAAAACTTTTCAAACTGAGAAAGAACATTACCTGCGGCTTTGCTCGCAGGCTTCCGGATTTATTTGAATCTGCGGCCCGGACCGCATTTTGTCAAGAGGATCAGTAATATCAGATGGTTTGCACCATTGATTCCTGCTCCTCTGCGTAAAGCTCCGGCTTGTCTTCCGTGACTTGGTTGGCCCCCTCGACTACACGGCGCAGGAAGGCGGCAGATTCCTTGCAGGAATGCCCGGTGAAGTTTTGGCCTTCCCAGGTCATGCGCCCGCACTGGTCGATGGTAACTTTGAATTGTCCGTCCATAATAATTTTGTTTCGGTTAAATTGAAATGCGGGGACTCAGACGAAAACCATTTGCAGCCGCCCTTCCTTGTCAACCTCGCAGGATTGGAGGCTTACGCCTTCCTGCGCTGCGCTTTCGATAACTGCGGCCTTGGTGTATTCCTGGAGCAGCCTCCCGATGCTGTGCAAGGTCTGCTCTGTATCTTCCTTCATGCCGCTCCAGTGCTCCACTGGACCGTTGAATTTGGCCCCGAGAATACTGCTGACGGATTTACTCCAATCATCAAACTGAGCAACCAGGTCACCGGTTTTGGCATCAGTAAGAAATCCAACATCGTAACGAGAACCGGGAAGGCGCAAAACGAAATCGCATTCGTCTGCATTTTTGTGGAACCGATAGGCGTTCGGGGCCTTGGCTTGGATATGATCCCGAATCTGATTCTGGTAAAACATCCGGGGGACTGCATTTTGCAGAAGTTCGCAATTCACCCCGCTGGCGCGGAGGGCATCAACCGCAGCCCGCAAAGCGGATCGGGATTTGATGGGGACTGAACGGACCGTAGTTGTGTGCGACACTGGCTTATTTTAGGTTAAAGGTTGATCTTCTTGGTTGCGGGGAAAGAATACTCGAAAGGAATATTTTGTAAAGGGAAAACTTTGAAAACTTTTCAATTCTCAAAGTTTCCCCCGGTTACAAACGTTAATGCTGTTCCAGATTAAGAGAACGACGAGGGCGGGCAATCGTCATAGCACGATCCCCTACTTTCTTTACGATAGTTTCCGCTACGGCTGCGGGCCGGCGCTCTTTTTCGATTTCTTCAACCTCAAACAAGGCTTCCACCGGAATAGAGAGAAAATGATCCCGCACCCCTTCGGGCACATTGATACCTATTTCTTCGGCTTGCGCCAAAGTCAAAACATCAAACCGCCCGCGGATAAACCAGTGCTCAAAGGTAGAATCTTTGATGGTCCCCGGAACCTTGACCAGGAGCTTGTTAAGCGGGGCATCAGCCCGCACTCGAATGAACTGGCAAGCGGTCCGTGCCCGCTGATTCCAACGTTCGCCCAGCGCGGAGGATTGCGCGAACACCTTGAACACCTCCCCTTCCTTTAGCACCAGAGTGGTTTGAAAAACCTCCTTGCCAATATCCGTGCGAATATTTTTCCTGGCAGGAAGCTTGATAACGCTACCCTTGATGCCCAGAGAAGGGCATTCAGACATCGCGGTAGATGCGTAAGTTTCCTTTTCCCCCGCCCGCACAGAAAGTGCGTGGGGAGAATGGAACAGGTAAGCCTTCCCGCTCCCTTCCGAAGCATTGATAGCTCCAAGAACGGTTTCAATGGGGACCGTAGGTGAGTCAGATTTCATAGTATAAATTTCCTTTCCTTCAATTAGTTGTTGTTGGATTTGTCCATGTTCATTCCGCGGCGGGAGGGCTTGCCGGGAAGGGGGATGCCCGCGTTCCGCAGCGCTGCGGGTTCCTCCTGCGGGGTGGATGTCATTCGGGCATTATCCTGTGCCCATTCCATCATGCGCTCGAAATCAGCCTTGAACGCTTCACTCAGCGGCTTCATGTTTTTCAGTTGAGCCACGATCAAATTACCGGTGACGGGAATGTTATCATTGAAAGCGGCAAGCACAGCCTGCGCTACTGCGGATTCAATTTCTGCGGAGACATAGCCTTTCGATTCCACCGCCGCTTTGTTCAGGTCTGGAATCTTTGCGGGGTCCTGCTTGCGTTTCCGAAGATGAATCTTGAGCACTTCCATTCGCTCAACAATGTTGGGGAGGGAGACACAAAACACATCATCCAATCGCCCCTTCCTCACAAGTTCGGGGGGAAGTCCCTCTACACGGTTAGCGGTGAATATCCAATAAATTCTGGAGGTTGACTCCTGCATGTGCGTCAAGATGGTTCCGAGAACCCGCTTGGACACTCCAGAGTCTCCCCCGTTCTGATGCGCTCCCCCTAACCCTTTGTCAATCTCGTCTATCAATACAACGGCCGGCTCCATAGCTTCAATTTGTTTCAGTGCGGAGCGAATACGGGATTCGGATTCACCGACGATACCAGCAAATACTTTGCCTATATCCAGCTTGATAAGCGGAAGGCGGAGGACACCTGCCACAGCTTTAGCTACTAAACTCTTACCGGTATTGTGGACTATTAGCCCGTCCGCAGTGGCGAAGTTGTTTCCGGGAGATTCCATTTGAATATCATAGGTTTGAACCTCGCCATAAGAAATAACATTAGTAACATAGTCAAGCGTAGTATATTCTATGTTGAAGTTTTCCTCATCCATATGTAACCGATCATGGTCTGGTTTGAACATAATTTGAAGATTTGATAATTCATCATTCATCGGGTTTTCGTCTATGTGATGAACTACCATTTCCGATGGTAGGTATTTAAGGCAGATGGCTTCCATATCGGTTTTGAGTCTCCAAATATAATCATCGTAGCTAAGATTATTCATATGAGCTTCTACTACCAACCGAGCGCGATTTTGCCGTTGATACTCGTATATGATTCCATTGTGTTCTACTATTTTTTTCCATCCAGAAGCATAGTATTTCAAACCCTCAATAACTACACGAGGTTTTCTGCCATACCGCATAGCAGAAGGAGATGCTTTCATACTCCCCCGAACAATTATCTCTGTTCCAGGTTGAAGTTGTTCCGCAGCAACAAATCCATCCGTAGTGAGAACTGGATGATCATTAGTGAGCTTAAGTTGCCTGCCGTCTTTCGTAGTTAATAGGATAACTGTTTTAACCCCCGAGTTAATTACAGATACAACTCGGTTATAAAATACCTTGCCAGTATTTGCATCAAAAGAATGAAGATAGGTTGGAATCCTACGATCCCAAGTATTGTTTGAAGCTATCCCATTAAATTTTTCAAACAAATCATCAAGACGTATATGGCGTCCAGAATTACGAATTCCCCGGAGATATAACATCGGCGTATCCGCCGAAAGACATCCCGGCGGCCCGGCCAGTAAAACTCCGTTAGGAATATCAACCCCAAAAGCTTTGGCTTCTAGCGTGAACGCTTTATGCCTTACCCTAATGTATGACTTGAATAAATCAAGCCCCCCAACTTCATCAATATTCACTGGGTCCATCATCTCAAGAACGTTGGAGCGCTTGACTACGTTAGTCTTACACTCCAAGAGCACATCATTGAAATCCTGGAAGGGGGTTTGGGGCCAGGTTTTTTTGTTGGCGACGATAGCCTGACTGAAAGCATTCTCCGCTTCCAGTTGCGTCATCCCGCTGGCATTCCCGACAAGAATGGTCCGCTCTGTTTCACCATATACCTCCCCTTTGCTCCCTTCCGCCAAGGAGGAAGTAATAACGTTTCCCAAACTCTCTCCAAGTTCCTCCGGGGAAGGAAGGGGGAAGTCCACCAGGGTAACGTCGTTGGCGATTTCGACGGGAGGCTCAAATCCTTCTGGAACCAAAAGAATCAGCCGCTGCTGGGATTCCGTAAACAGTCGAACGTAATGTTTGAGAAGCTGCATGAACGCCAAATTCTTCGGCAGTGCCCAGTGCGGATAGTGCATCACGCAGATGCAATCATTCCATTGCGCCTGTCCGTCCCCGTCCAAGTCAGCGATCTTGCGGAGGGCCGCATAGGCGTCCAGAGTTTTGTCCTGCTCGATTTTTCCGGCAGGGGAATCCGGAAATCGCCTCCATCCATAAACGCAGTCCCATACGCGGAATGCTTTGCGGACAGAGAAAGTGAATTCCCGGAGAACCTGCTGGGTGCGGTGGGGCTCCCTGGTTTGAACGATTATGACGCCTACGGCGGCGTTCGTGAGTGTGCGGATTGCGGCATTGAAGCCGGCGGTGTTTTTGATTTGCATGTTTTCGGTGCTCCTTGATCTGAGAGCACTGCAAATCTAAAGCGGAAATACTTATTTTGCAAACGAAATTTTTGGTTTCAGGGAAAATTTTCCCTTTTCCGATTCAGAACCCGGTTCAAACTCAGATTTGAAAACTTTTCAAACTCCCGGATCAGGAAGAAGGTGGGGGAGGATCGCTACGTTGAACTTCTCCTGAACTTCTTGTTTTTTCAGATTCAGAAAGAAGTTCAAGGATTGCGCGCATCCTTCCCAGATTCGTTATTCCCAACAACCCCAATAAACCGCTTCCAAAATCCTGTGCCATATTCGCTACCCACCAGATTTGTTGGTAGGGGCAATATTTTATGAGACCCCCGCCTAAAAGATAACAAACCAAGCCAACAACTACAAGGCGGGGAGTTACTTTCATATAGAAGGCGGGGCCGACATCCCCTTTACAATTTCTGGCGTAACTATTGCAGCGGTTTCCGGAGCCATCATGCCTGATTCTGTTACAAGCTCTTTAATCGCCCCGATAGTAATCGGTCCTGCGTGACCATCTGCGCTTACGCGAGCTTGGGGCATTTCTGCTTGGATAGCTTTTACACCATCCACCCCTATCTTAGCCGCGATAGATTCTAAAGCCCATCCAACGGCGAGAGCAGAAATAGTAGCAATTTCAGATGCCCAATCTTCTCCTGCTTTTATTCCGAATTTGGTTATAGTCCAGGTAATCAACCATACGAGTCCCGCCGTTAAAGCAGATTTGATTCGTCCTCCGTGGCCTGTGAGAAGTTTAATAAAAAGAGATTTCATATTATTGTGAAATTATAACTATATCCTCGTCCTTCCATCGGCGGATTTTAAGCATGTCAATGATCCGTCCTGTTGGCGGATTGGAATTCAGCGTCCATCCGTTGTCGCCAGCAACGGCCCACGTAGTCGGATCAATAAACGTATTCATCCAGCCTGACGAGGAAATCCCCGTCGTCATGATTTCGTAATACCACGGATCGGTGTTTGTCGCCCCGAGCCACGGTGGCTCTTTATAGTGGTCATCCGCCATCGGAATCCACTCTGCCAGAGGATCTCGCTCAGCACGGTAAGTGGCCAGTGCCGGGCCGACGTAGCGGTTGTTCAACACGAACGTCGGGATGCCGCCGACAGTGGTCATGTAGCCATCAACGTATCCGTTGGACTTCCACCCGCCGACTCCAAAACCGAGTCCGTGGCCAAATTCGTGGAACAGAACGATTGCGGTGTAAAACGGGTCCCACGTTGCCGGGGCGGCATTCGTGTTGACCATTACGATGATCGGATATTGTCCGTCCACAGTGACGATGCCGCGGGAGTTCTCGGCATACTTGGAAACTGGTGTCCACGCCAGTCCGCCCGGCAGCGGCTCCGGTTTGATCTTGAACGTAATAACGGACGAGGGTCCGGTGAGCCCGTTGTCCAGCAAAACATGGTCCCACAGTGACGCTGCGGTCCCGATCTTCTGCTTCTGCTCCAGGGTGAGCACGTTCCCCGGATCGTCGTATTCGATCACGATATCAGAGCCTCGCGAGAGTGTCACGCTCGCGATGAGCCACGCGGCCCAAGCGAGCCAAAAGAGAGTCCAGTGTTTGCGGGTGGTTGTCATGAATTGTTCGGTTTCCAACTAACAGTCAAAAGCTCCAGCCTCACATCGTCGGTCGCCACCGCCTCCCCGGTGGCCTTGAAGGTAACTGCCCCAGACAGCGTTTCCGCCGCCGTAGAGTAATCCGCGTAGCTGGCCAGCGTGGCGTTGTTCGTGTTCATGTGGCACATGCATTTCTGCGTCGCCGCTCCGGTCCGAAAGATTTTCCCTGTGACGGTAAAATCAATCGCTGCGCTGATGGGGATGCCGGCGGCCCCGGTGTCAAAGATGACAGCGGCCCCAAAGTAAATCTTAACCCGCTTGGCGTTGACACTGGAAGCAATCACGCCCGCGCCGGAAAATTCGATGTAATCACCATCCACTGCCAGTGAGTTGGCAGGAACTGAATAGGTGATGAGGTCGTCTTCCCCTGCGCCGTTGTTGCCAACTCCGGTGGTGATGGTGGACAGGACGCCTCCGACTTTGGCTGTGTCGGCGGCAGTGCCGGGGACAACCGAAACAGAACCGCTGAACGTTCCCGTCGCCGTAGAAATGCCTCCGGCAGTGCTGCCGGGCGCGCCAGTGCCAATGCCAATAACCCCAGCAGAAATGCGAGATAAGTTTGTATCCGCCGATCCGATAAGCGGGCTCACATTTGACACGAATCCTATGGTGCCGGTGCTCCCAAGACGAATGTTATCTCCCCGCGACCCAAACTCCGTCGCAGCCACCCCATTTGAAGTAAAATCCCAATACCCCGAGTTAGTCCAGTAAAATCCTGTGTCCGGATCGCTGGTCGGTGCCACTGCCGGAGAAGTAACCGAGCCATTTGCGAGTCCGATCACACCGCTGAACGTGCCGGCGGCGGCGGTAAGGTTGCCATCTGCGTTGTCGGCATAATTGCGCAGCTTCGCCGTGCCGTCGGTGGAATAATCCCACGTCACGCCAGTCGTTCCGTTATTACTGCCTGTTTTTATTTTACTGTTAACCGAGGAAATCATACTGGCCCCACCCCCCCAATAAATGGCCCTGCCCGATCCCGCGTTAATATCTCCGTTCGCCAAAATCGAGCCCCCCGCCTGAATATTGCCACCCCCGATTCCGACGGAGGTTGCTTGAGTGCCGAGGGTCGCGGCAACCACAAGCGCACCCGTGATAGGAGACGTCGCCGCCGTGGAATCGACGATTCCAAGTGTGTGCTTGCGGGTGCCGACAAGCGATCCCGCGACCGCGGCTGGCCCTGCCCACACTTCACTAAATAAGTCCGTCACTGTTCCTGCTGACGCGTCCGTAAATGTCGGGACGCCATGATAAATAGCTTGAAACGCAGTGGCTGTATTAGTCCCTGTAACAGTATAGGTCTGCGCCGCATACGTCGCGAGCGCACCGGCAGTAGTGGCTCCGGACGGCAGCGCGCCAAAGGTTATGGCGGTGCCGCCCATACCCAATGTTGAACTGAGCGTCACCACCCCGCTCGCGGAGAGCGTCGTGCAAGAAACGCCGCCCGTGAACGTCGAAAGCCCCGCGCTGTCAATCGTTAGCCTTTTCGTCAACACCGATGGGCTGGCGTTCGTCGCCGTCCAAAATTCCATGTCCGTCGGTAGCCGCCCCGTTGAAGTGTCAGCCACAGTCCCTGCCGCCTTCATGTCGATGGACGCCATCTCGATGAATCCGTTCGTAGCTCCCACGAAGCCGGATGCAATAAGGCGGCCGAGTGTATCCCCCGTCAATACGGTCGTCGGGCCTGAAAATGATCCACGGGACTTGCGCAGGTGCAGCCGAGCGCCATCCGTGCCGGTGTTCGACTGCCATGACATGATCCCGCGCGGACTTGTTGTAACCGTGTCGCCCACGGTCAAGTTAGTTACCGCATCGGTTCCTGACAGCCCGACGCCTACTTTAGAGAACGTCTCGCTGTTCAGGACCACCGTCCCGCTGGTCATGTAGCTGCCGTCCGTGTTGCTGCCAGAGCCCCCAAAAACCTTTACTGATGGCGATCCGGTCGCGAGAACCAGTATGTCGAAGTTGCTGGCGAGGGGCTCACTTGCATTGCTTTGACGCAGCGCTACGTCGTGTAGTTCAATTGTCGAATTTGCCCCCGTCGTTCTGACGCACGCGTTCGTGTCGTTACCCCCGTCGTTGACAGTGATGCTGCCGCCGTAGTAGCGAATGCCGCCACCTGCCAGCGCCTGAATACCGCGGGACTCGCCCGTGCCAGCCAATGACGGCCCGGCGATAGTGATCTTGCAGCTATGACACGTCACCATTGTTGCCGCGCCGCTGGAAACGATGGAGTCATACTTCTGCTCGAATACGCAGTTCCAAAGCTCGAAGGTTGACCCGGCGATAACAATATAAAGCCCATCCGTGTCGGCGATGAATTTGGTTCCAATCACCTTCACTCCCGTCTTTGCTGCCCCACTAAACACTCCGATTGGCGCCTGATAAGCGCCGACTTGTCCGGTCCCCTGAAGGGTTCCGCCAGTAATCACGGACCCGGTGCCGGGGGCGAGAATCACAGCGTCCACGCCCAAAAAATTATCATGATCGGACGTGATGACCGTCGCCGGGTCCATCGAAAGATTGACGCCGTCCGCGAGGACAAGGACATCGTTGACGAGAGAGAACGTGCCAGGGCCGACCCTGATCGTCTGACCGGATGTGGCGGCTGCTGCCGCTGCCAGTATTGCAGTTCCGCGGGCTGCATTGGTGTCCTCTGTTGGTCGATGATAGGAAATAACAGCGGTATCGCTCAGAATCTCAACTCCGCCGATATTAGCACTCCCGCCAAAAGTTATATTTCCAGCGATACTACTGGCTCCAGAACCTATCTGTAGCTTATTACCTGTGACAGTCTGCTGCCCAAATACAACAGAAGTCGTTAATAAAAAAAGAAAAATAAACTTACGCGCGTTTTTCATTGATTGTAACATATTGAAATTGCTTCTCCGGAAGGGACCCCGCCAGCGTCTGCTCCTGTTGTTCCGAGATATGGAATATCCCCCAAAACAATAGCCGCATGAGCGCGGGCTGTTGTCCCTCCATTTCCTGAAAAGTAAATATCTTTGGTTTTTACCCCATCCCCTATTCTCCACCGTTGACCCCCGGTATTATATACATCAATCCTTCCGATAGGGGTATGAGACAATCCCGTAGCAGTAATTGGATCGCCTTGATTAACTGCCGCAAGGGTAGTTATTTCCTGATCATCCCAGGAAGGGGAGGCAGTTTCAATTTCTGCAACTGCAAGCAATACTTTCCCCAAAAGAACGGGTATAGAATCCAGCGCTTGCGGGGTAGCATTAGTCTCTACCTGCGTAGCCAATTCATTTGCGGTAAGGTGATTCATACGGCAAGAAGAGCATTTATCAGTTTAGCCAGCAGGACGGCAATAGAGTCGTTGGCTTCCGGTTCATTGCCAGCAGCTACGCTCGTATTCAATTCTTCCAGGGTCAAAGCATTGGCATTCATGTTTGAAAAGTTTTCAAACCGAGATTACATTCCGCGGGGGATAAAGTCAATCACTCAGGGAATGAATCTTTTAGCAACCTGATCCATGTAGGCCTTGTGGCTCCACCAAACTTCTCCCGGCTGCGTTATCCACTCCCCTTCTTCACTGATCACTGACTGGTATGGCTTTGGGCGGAACGACTCCGGGAGCGTCAACAGACGCGGTGCGGGCGGCGGCGGAGAGAATGCGTCGCTCTTGCTCTTCGAGAGCTTGGAGGCGCAACTCTGCAAGATCAATATCCCGCTCATTAGCAGCACCATCATGAAGATTGAGTATTTCCTTTTTGGCTTCATATAAAGAATTTCCAATTTCAGTTAACATTCTCAATGATACATTATGCTCGCGGGCTGCAAGGGCGTTGGCAACCGCCGTAATGGCCGCAGAAAGTGAATTAAAGAATGCCATTTTGTTTAAGCATCCTACAACGGGAAGGCGGGGCGTCAAATCCCAATTTCTTTATGCACCGCCGAGTCTGCTTCTCTATGCGCAAATCGGGGGTCAGCAAATAGAGAAGTCAAAAGAATATGTTGCTTTGAAGTTTCTACCCAAATCGGTTTCCCCAACAGAACATTGATTCGATCATGTAACGCTATAGTCCATTGGAAAAAAGCTTCCCGCCCTTCCTGTAAAGGAGGTGGGCATAATTCGATGGCTTCCCGCCATTCTTTTTTACATGGACAGCCGACAGGAAACTTACTCTCAAAGTAGATCAACCATTGTTGCATCTCTAAAATATCCTCCGACTCCGGAACATCTAACCAACCCGCAGCCTTTACATGGAGAACCGTCCAAAGGTGAGATATATTATCAATCATTATACGCTCTACCAAGGGGTCAAGTTTGCATCGTTGCGCCGCCTTCTACTCATTGGGTGTGCTATTATTCGTAGCGAACGACGGAATAATAAGAGCACCTATATGAAATTGAACCCAAGTAGTAGAATTAACATATTGCCCTATCGGGTATATGGTATCCCCACCCTCAACGGGAGCAGGTAATTCATCCCCAAAATCAAGAAAAGGAGCATCACCGCTTAAATTTATCCGACTGTAATCTTCGTAGTATTCATGATGGTGATTTGGTTCAGCCGCGGTATATTCACTGGTAAGAACCTGTCGAGACGCCCAGCCTACGGGCACCGACAGCCATACAAAATCTCCATCTGCTATAGGGTCTACTGCCACTCCTACCTGAATATCAGATGCACTTGGAGTGCCTCCGGTTTCTGCGAAAGACGTTATCAAACCCTGAGTTACAGAAGAAAGTGTTTCTGTAACCCAATAGTATTCCCAATAGATCAAAAGACCTCTTCCTATGCTAATAGCTCCTGGGGCAATAATCTCCGCTGCCCAATAACAAGATTGAGAAATCGCTGCATCATCCGTGCCCTCGACAGGCAGGGTTAACGTTGGCGCAGTAATAACACCCGGCCAATGATGCTCAATTGTCATTACTCCATCCACAATAGAAATCTCCCCTATTAGAATGTGAGACGCGGTATCATCGTCTTCCGGCGCAGAACTAGTAATTAAGTATTCTGCACTGGTGCATTCCAAAAGTCGAACTGTCGAAGTATCGCCATATTCATTTACTGTATAGGTTAACTTAACATAGATTTTATCTTCGTGAACAACTTCCGCATCTTCCAGCTCCGCGGGCAAAAAAACATCATCTACAATTAATCTCGTTAAGACTTTAGAAGGGACTGGGTCTGTTTCATCTACTGCCCCCGCATCACCTACCATAACACACCCCTCCGCTATATTTACAGTCCCCGTCGTTCCGCTTCCTTCCTCCTCTGTGACTGTGTCCACGCTCGCTTGTGTAATATGACACCAGCGTATCACATCAGGCACAATGACTGGCTCTGAAAACAGTTTTTGGGTTGAATCAGAAAAAATTGGATACCCCTCCGCATTCGTAGAAAACTTATGAAGCAGAATAACCTTGGCATCTTCCGGAAATACATCTTCCGTAGAAACAGAAGATAGCATAAGCTCCAGCCATGCCGCGGTAGCTGAACTGGATGGACCCGCACCTGTGTTGGGATCAGCCCCCGTAACGGTTCCTGTCTCCTCCGTAGGATTCCCGTCATCCTCTTCCGGAGCAACTACCAAATACACTTTATATGTTTCTTCCTCGGCTAAAGGAAGATTCCAGAAGGGGCGGATTGAGTTAAATACAGATACGTTTTCAAGATCAGGTGGATAAACCGCCGCAAGTTTTGAACCCCCCGACGTATAGACATGCACATATCCAGGAGAAATATAGAGTTTGTCTTTATTTCTCCTAAGCTGCCATATGCCTCCAAGTTCAGAATCTTTAGCTTGTGAAGCAATAGAAAATTTACCAGGCAGACCTTCAATTACATCATCTCCGGTAAGCGATATACTTCCCCCTCCTTTTTCTTTAGAATCCAAATAATCCGCTAAAGCATTGAATGCTTTTTGCAGCCCATCGTGATTGATTTGTATGCGGGGGGCAGGCATAAAGAATTACGGAGTAGGAATACCAAGCCCAGGGGCATAAATTAATGCATTCCATCCCCGAGGGCCGGAAGCTCTCCAGGAACGTCTTACCTGCACACCATCCCCCACATCCCCCGCTTCAAAGGAAACTAGTAACCAGTTTGCAGGGCCAGATAAAGAAGGGAGAAGGGGACTGCTGGGCGGCGTATCTATCTTTCCTAAATTATCCAGATTAGAGGGAGCATCTGCTCTCCCCGCTCCGTTATATGTTGCTGTTTCTGTATATATAACTCCGGGAGCTAAATAAGATCGAACCCCCGCCAGATTCAAATTTGGATCAGTGCCGTAATAATCTAAATCATTATCTATATCCTGAACCGCAAATCCAGTGAACTTTCCGGCATCATCAAATGTAGCTCCTTTATCGTTTGTGCCTTTTTTACCTGTAGGTGGTTTTCCTCCGAAGGTGGGAAATTGTTCATGCGTTTCGATAGGCTCATTGCCAGTGGTTCCTGATATTGAATAGGTTTTTTTTACCCCAGGCTCTGTCTCTGCGCTGGACGTAACAGCCCCCTCAAATTTCACCGATACGTTAGCCCAATCAGGAGGCTCAAATTGTATATTGATAGTTTTGCGCACCAGCATGGGATAATCCGGATGCCGGGCAGAACGCAAAGCAACTATAAGTGCCATCTGACGTTTTGTTTTGTAATTTACGATAGCGGTCACTTTTCCATTCTCATCCAGGTCCAAAGAAGAATCCGGACCTTCAATAAGCGTAGTAAGCTGATTGCCAACCGTTATATATAAGACAGACATTAGACGCGAACGGTTAAAGGTTGTTGTTTCTCAAGCATGCCCTGAATTGATGCAAGACGAGTATCCATACTGCGCTGCACAGTCAGTTGATCCGCAGCGATATTGCTTCCACCGAAGATTCCTCCGCCTCCGCCAACAGAAGTAATAGAATCCCCAACGGCTTCAAACATCCCTGAAACCATATCATCTATTTCATCTCCAAGAGCATTTCCTTTTTTTACTCCAGGCAATCCTTTGGAGCTTGTATCTATATCACCAAAAAATTTACCAAGCCGTTCAGACAGAATGTTTTTCTCCCGACTCTCATCAAACAAGGTTACCTTTTTATGGGAATTAATAGCATCGGCCATGCTTTTCAAATAAGCATTTCCATTAATCTTTCCGAGGTTATTATAACCTTCGTTTAGATCATCTTTTCCCATATCAAAAACATCGTTGCCGAATGTTTTCAATTTTGGAATCGAACTGTCTATAGTTTTAGTTACACCATTCATGGTATCCCCCCACGATTCCGTTATCTTATTAAAGGCTTTATCTAAATCAAAGAGAGCCGTCTGCAATCCATTATCAAGACTCTCAATAGTTTCATCATTTCCCCCAATCAAAGGAGCGTCATTGATGAATTCCAAAAACTCTTTAGCTGCCCCCAGCATACCCGCTTTCAAAGTAGCTACCGCTATTTCAAAGGAGGCGATGAGCTTGTTTCCTACAAATACAAAAGCAGTAACAACAGGATCAACAAACAGTCGGCCCCCTTCTATCAATCCCGCTATTAATGTAGCCCCCGCCCCTACCAATATTGCTCCGGCCCCGCGGAATATTTCCCACATAGCCATCCAGGCTTCCGGATCAGAGAATGTATTAAATACTCCTACAACATGCGCTTTGAATAAATCAACCGCGAGAGCTAAACCATTTACAAGAACATTAATCGCTTTCTTGAATCCCAAAGACAGAGCAGTAAATGCCACACCGGCCAAATCCCCGGACCGGAAAAGATCAATCATCATTTTCCCAGCCTGCATCAAACGTCCTATCGCTACAGCCACAGCTTCCCCCGCAGCCTTAGCGGCAGGCACCAACCCATCCGTAGTCTTTACAGCGTCACCAAGAATGGGCTTGAGCACATTCATAATCGGTTCCCCGAATGCCCGGAACAAAGCAGATATATTTTCTCCTAAAGCTTCTGCTTGCCCCGACCAGGTATGGAATTGTCGTTCTGTATTACCGGAAAATTTTCCTATCTCTTTTGCAGCTACCTGCCATACGACATTACCCGATTTGCCGGCTTTCTGTAAATCTTCGATCTTATTTCTAGTCTCCGAAGAAACAATACCAAGAACCTGCAAACGTCGAATAGATGCCCCAACTGGGCGACCATTCATCAAACCGTCGTAAACGCGGCCGATATGCAAAGCTAAACGCTGAAAAGGCTCTCCTGTTATAGTAGCGGCATCCGCTACCAACTGCATTCCCTGCTTGCCTGACAACGCCCCCCTAGTAAGAGTTTCCAATGTCCGATTTCCCTCGGCAACCTGAATAAGATTGAAGGGAGTCTGCTGGGAAAACTGAACTAAGTCAGCAAAGCGTTTCTTTGCCGCCTCCGCGCTTCCCAGAAGCGTTTCAAACTGCGCCGTAAGGGTTTCTGCCTGCGCGGCTTCGGAGAGCCCCCGCTTGATTAGAAGAACGCTGCCCACTATTCCAGCAACCCCCGTAGCGATAGCCGTAACCGCTACCCCTACCCCCGTAAAAGAAGATTTCAACCTCTCAGATATCCCATCCCCCAATCCAGCTATGTCCCGATGAAGCAGAGCAAACTTTCTCCGAACATCGGTAATATCGCCAAGAACGGATATGAGTATGCTGTCGGCCATTTGTGTAAGTTTATTACTTCAAAAACATGAACTCTTCAAGGGATTCCGAACCTCGCGACAACTTACATTTTATCCCCTGTTTAGCCATCCAGCAATGATGATAAGAGAATACAAGAAGGAGGCGCATACTCATAGCTTCTTCGATGGATACTCTGGCCTCCCCCGCCACAATGGATGAAATCCAGGTCAGGAAGGGAGGTCCTATCCGTTTCCCATTTCATTATCCCCATCTTCTTTTTCTGGGGTAGCCAGAGTAGCTGTTTCGGTTCTTACATATTCAGCCAAAGCCTTAAACAGCGGGGAGGCATCGCTGATGCGAACACGGTGCAAAAGCTCATCAATAGCATCTTCCAATTCATCCCCCGCTTTTCGGAAAAGGCGGGAGCGGTCCTTAAATGGAATTCTTTTATTATGTGCCAAGAGGAACATCCCGGTATCCCGCACAATTACTCCTTCCTCCGAAGTATTGACACCTGTAACAAAACAAGACCCGGCCCGGCGCAACCAGGTCATAGTGGTCAAGCTCATATGCTCCAAATCAATTCCTGCCATACTTAACGTATCCTCAAACCCCGGCAACATGGCATCCTCAACTCGGGAGTCGTGAATGCTTTGTTCGGACTGCTCAGGATAAGCCGACCCAGCAACTATTTCGTTCAATTCACTTTCAGCGGGGGAAAGTTTTTTTATGGTAGATTTACTCATAGGTATAGGTGTATATTTGAAAAGTTTTCAAAATTGGCGCAACCCACGTTTGCGGGCGGCTTCCTCTTTCCTGCTCCCCTTCTTAACGAGAAGGTTCACTTTCTTTCCATCCTTCATACCTTCAAATTGGACCCAGGGAACATCGTTTTGCAAATGCTCCAATATACTCTGGTAATTGCGCAGAGCACACATTGCAAAGGTAAAGGGGTGAAGGGGGTTGGCTTGGATAAAATCAAGGTCCTGCCCCCACGCTTTGATAAGCTCCGTTGTGTTAAGAACTCCGTCCGAATCCAATGGTAGAAAATGAAATATCGTCTGCGTGGAACCGTCCGGACGTATTACCTGAACATATGGAGGGTCCTTCCGAAGATGAACCCCAACAGCGATAAGCGCAGCCGCCAGTCTTTTATCTCCCACGAATATAACCTCGGTTCCTGGCTCCAGCGTATCGCCGTAGGTATCAGGAAGGGGCTGCGGATTCGTTGTAGTAGATTGTCTGTTCATTTGAATTACCCGGACACATATAAGAGAGCCAGGCGTCTGTCGCACCACAAAGAATGCGACGGCACAGAGTTTGAAAAGTTTTCAATTATGCAGCAATGCCGCCATATTGCGTAGCTTTGATACTGGACTTGGTAAATTCCTCATTTCCTTTTTCCACAGAAATTTCATCAATGCAGATTTTTCCACTTCCAAGCCCAAATGCACCGCTCAGGGCTAAAGCAGCCCCCACTTCCGCTGCCGACGTTCCCAATCCCTCGATTTCAATGTCTGCCGTAGGGTTGTAGTATGCTACAGACACCACGATGCCGCATTTATCGCGGGCTTCCTTTTTGTCATTTTTTCGAGTGGCCCGAACGCTTTGCGTAACGAGAGAAGCTTCGTCAACAGATACCCCAAACTGGAGTGCTGATCCAACAATAGTGCCGCAGGCCATAATAATGAAAAGGATTAAAGTGATTAAGGTAGATTGTGCCACTAAAGAAGGGGGCGTCAACGCGTTTCTTCCGAGATTTTGTCAGATTTGAAAACTTTTCAAACCCGACTTTGAGCCGGGAAGCTGAAAAATTTTTGCCCTAAAAATTTCACTTTACAAAACATCTAGATGGGGTATTCTTGAGTCGTAATCCAAATCCATCTACTTATGAAAAATCAAATCCAACTCACAAACCAAATCATCCCAAGCACTGAAACCCGAAACACGGGAACATGCCTTACGTGGTTAATGCGACTCAGCGTTCCATTCGGTTACTCTCTGGGAACCTTTTCCGGAGCAAAACCAGATTTACGAAGTGAGCTAAGCAGGGATATCTTAAAACTATTCTATTTCCGAAAATGGATGAAGGATATGACCGAAGCTTACGGTCCACCCGAAATTACATTTCACAAACAGAAAGAAGTTGGACGCTTAATCAACTACCGTAGAAACGATCCAAGGAAGGCAGATTTTCTATCTCAGTTTAGTAAAACTGCAAAAACTCAAAAAGATTACGCCCCCTACAAATATGTGGATACAAGGGGAAGAGATTCTACTCATTTTCATAGAGACGATGGAGAACTTTATTGCGACCTAGTCGTATTTGACTGGATAGACTAAGCTATAAGGATCGCATCCCCCGGCACATGGAATCAATGGTTACGGTTACTTCCAATAGAAATGACCATCCCAGATCGGAAGGAGTTTGTTCTCTTATAGCTGTTAATATGGGGCGACTTTGTGTTCCATCCAATAGCGGATCAGTTTCTCCCGTAGTCTTGGTTTCGATGGCATCCCGGACAAGCTCCACCCACTCCAGAACCCCCTTACCTCCCCCCATCGTATCAGAGTCGGCCAGTGCGGCAGTAGGGTCCCTGCGAAACATTCCATAGGCCCGAAAAGCACATATTTCCAGCAGCAGCTTCCTTTCGCTTTTAACAGGGGTGCCTGCCCCCGCGGTCCAATCTTCCTCGTCCTCCAATCCATACCATTGCACATAAGGCAAATCCTGTTTACCTTTCGCTTCAAAATTTCCTTCTCTTTTGAAAGTCAATCCATCCAACATTCGGCTAGTTCCTGTATGGAAAGTAAGCCGCTTGTCGATAACCCAAAGTGGGCGGATCGAAAATGGAATATCTGATAGAGTAGCAGGCATCAGCGTTTAATCAGGATTTGATTACAAAGCTAATATACTCCCTCATGGAATCCTTCAACCTCGCTTTGGTCTTTTTACGCTCTTTCTCTACGATATGCATAGCACGAATTCCGCGAACCCATTTCTTGAGAATGTAGTCTCTGCCTATTTTCAGGGAAGGGGACCAGCCTCGGGCCGCCCGGCGATTAAGCGGTATATAGAGAAACTTGGCCCGCTTTGGTCCATGCGCTTTTGTTCCTTTTTCAAGAAACAGCATTTCCTTGGTATCGTTTATAATCCGAAACCCATAACTGCGGGCACGAGAAGCATGTTCTATTCTCCACGCCTTGCGGGTCTTCCCAGTCCATCGAACGGGAGTGGCATATTTCAATCTGCGCAAGGAAAGCTTGGCTTCCTTTTCCAATACCGTTTTTTGTGTAGTTGTTTGCAGAGTATCTCGTAATCTGGCAATCTTGCCTAAAAGTTTCCCCGCAGACACCTTTACACTGATATTCACAAAACTGTAACCTTTAGATTTTTTATCAAGGCCCATGCCGCGGGAGGAATACGGGTATCCATAAGGCTTTGACGCTCCCCATCCATTCCCATGATTTCCTTTCTCATGTAACCTGAAATTGCGGCAGCGGTTAGCGTAGCGGCTCGTTTTACTTTCTCTGGGATATCCACAGGAGTAACTGCTGTGCTTGAACTAACCAACGCATAGCCAAAGGTTCCTTTCAAATAAACCTTGGTAAGTGTTCTATCGGGATAGGCTTTCGTTGGTCTATCAAGAGAACCATACTCCTCGGAATCAAATAAACTTCCACCGATAATTATTACATCAGCATCGCTGCCCCAGCCTGCCCCCCGCCTCCGAATAACGGCATTTCCTTTATTCAACGCTCCATTTTCATAAATATAATCGTCCGAAGATAGAGCATCATCTTCATTGATTTTAACCTCCGTCAAAGTTAAGATTGGCCAGGGGAGAAATATTTCCTGTCCGGCAAACCACGATGATTTTACAGTAAGGGCAGAAGAGGTATGATCGTGAAATCGAAAATCCCGGCGCAACTCCTCTTCAATAATGCGTGAAGCATTATTGATGCATTCCTTAAACCAGTCCTCTTTATCAGAGTCCCGGTTCTTTGTCTCCTGCTGCACCGCAGCCAAAGACGTGTAAGGATAAAATAAGGTTGTAGCCATTTACTTCACCGCAGAAGGGCGGGAGCCTTTGTGTTGCTGCGTTCCGCTTTGCTTGAGACGGCGGAGCACGTCCTTATGTAACTCCTCCAAAGAAAGCGGAGTATTGCAGCGTTGAAGCCTCTTGCGAAATTCTGCCTGATCTTCGGAAGGGAGGAATTCAATAGCCCGCTCCGCGGTTGCTTTGTTTACGTTCATTTTAGTTATTTATTTTGAAAAGTTTTCAAATCCAGGCAGCTTTCCTCCCCAACTCAAGAAACGTTTCCCGCAAATCTGCGGTATCGTTGGTATTACTGATTGGAGGGACCGGCAACCCCAAAGCTTCCATCTGTGCCAACCCCTTTACAAGAACAGAACGGCCCAAAGTTTTGACCGCATTGAATAACCTTTTGTTCTTCCAGGGAAGGGAAGTCAAATCGAAATGCTTCCCACGAATCGGCCGCAGATTCTCAGGAACTCCGGGAGGAAAAGCTTCTGGCATCAATTCCCACTGCGCATCCTCCCGCAGAGTAAATGCTTCTTCCTCATGAAGCATAATAATGGACCCCTTAACGACGGGGCCGACGGCCAGATTTTGCGGTTCCTTCCCTTTATATTTGCAGCGAATCATGATGTTCTGAATGTGTGTAACGAGAGCATACACGTTCCCTTCCGGGAGTCAATCTGCGAAAATTTGACGAAAAGTTTCAGATTTCACTTTACAAAAGAACTATTTCTGGTATTCTGTTCCCGTAATCCAAACTAAAAGTAATAATGAACGCTCTTCCGTCACTCAAAACCCTCTCAGATGTAAGTATTGGCTACCTATCGCGTTCCGGAACCGCGATGGAATCTCCTGGCTCAAGCCTGCTTTGTTATTCAATTCAGGCCAATATACAATTTCAAGACTCGCCAATTTATCAAATTTGGGAAGAACACCTGATTCCGACAAGCAACCGGCCGGGGTGGAATCTCAAGGCAAAAGCTGGAACCTTCGAGGAAGCTCTCGCCAAAACCGAACCGGGGGACTGTATAGTTGGGCCATAACCTCAAAACAACAAACCCCCGCCTTCTCATGGAAGGCGGGGGCTGTCGCGTAGTGGTGCTACACACTGGAACCACCACACAGTTTTCAACTGTCAGTGCCCAGTAGTTTAGGATCAAGCTGTGAAGTTATATCCTAACACAACTGTCTGTTCAGTAGCTGAAGGTGTTTCGCGGGGCTTGAAGTCCCGACGGAACGAAGCGATCACCTGGTTGACCTGAGTGAGTTTGTTCGTATCGACTTCAATCATCAGTCCGCGCTTCACGCCAACATACCATGCTGGCCGGTGGACTAGCAGGAGGGAACCCTTGGTAACGGTGGACCCGTCGTAAACCCCGGAGGCATTAAGGTCTTCCCGCATCTTGGAAGAGGGGATGATCGGAATACCAAATATTTGAGGAGCGTTACCCGTAAGAATACGGGCCGCTGCCCCCGCTTTCTCCGCGGTCAGGGTTTCGGCCAGAAGAACAATATCGTTGTAGCCGGAAGTTCCGCATAGCAGGAACATATCCGCCGGTTTCATGCCGTATTTACCCATTGCCTTGCGGAGAGCCCCGATATTGGCGCTGGTGATACCGCCGGTAGCGAAGGACACCTTGAGCGCTGCAACGGCCTTGGCGTAGTAGCGCAGACCCTTGAAGAGCTTGCGGGCATCCGTGGCCCCGGTCACATCAGAGTCCATGTGGGAGCCAGTAGTATCCCCATTGATGAAGGCGTCCTCAAGCGCTTCCGCGGCGGCTTTGGCAAGCATTTCCTGCATCCAGGGAAGGATAGCAATAATAGCATCCTCGTCCGCTTCATAAGAGTATTCGCAGTAACCAATGAGCTTTTGCGCATCCAGCGTGATAGCCGCAGTCCCTGGATTGGAAACCGTTGGGGTGCCCCCTTCCGACCCCTTATAGAACGTGGGCCGGGAAGTGCTCAGCGGAAGCTTGAACGGGTTGGACGGCATGGTAATCTCACTGGCCACCAGGAAGGAGGCGAGTTGAGATTCCATATACATCCGAGCCTGCAAATCGCTGGACAGGTCCGTATTGACGAATTCGGCACCGGTTCCAGTTCCGCCCGCAGTGATAGCGGTTTTGCGGCCATAGACACATTCCTGACGCACCTGCTTGGCGAACATATCTCCGCTGCGAACGGCGGCTTTGATTTGTTCGTCAGTAATACCATCATTCATGCTTGTGGGACGCTTGATGCCGCGGCCACCATCGGACTTGGCCAGACCCTCCTCCCCTACATGCATCATGCAGATATTGAGAAGCTGTTTGGCGGCAACCGTCATATTGCCGGAACGATGCTCAATGGGGAAATTGGCTTCGCCACTGGGAAAAGCCATCTTGGATTCCTTGCGCTGGGAAGTCTTGAATTCATCAAACATCTGCGTAAGCAAACCTTTGACTTTTTCTTCCGTTAGAGCAGAGGCGGGCAGGCCCTTTTTTATAGCTTCCGCCAGCGCCTTCATGTCCACATTCTCTCCACCAAGAACGTCCTTGATGGCCTTTTGGATTTCTTCTGGGGTGGAAACCGTATTCTGCTCAAGACGATCCTTGAGCGCTTTGACTGTTTCTTTGTCCAAGCCGATGCCCTCAAAAGCCTTGGCAGTGGATTCAGCTACCAGCGTTTTGACGGCTTCCTCGCTAAGCCCTTCGTCGGGTTCATCCTTGTTATCTTTGTTGGCATCGCCAACAATTGCCTCCCCGGTTTCCGGATCGAACTTACTCTTGGCCGCGAGGGTCTTGAGTTTGAGCAATTCCTTGGCTTCATCGCCAGTGAGAGTTTCACCCTTCGCCAGGAGAGCTTTGAGACGTGCAATCTGTGCAGTTTTCATTTAGTTACGTATGATTGTGTTTTGGTTGTTTATTGGGAAGGCGGGCAGACAGGCTGGCATTACTCCCACTGGCGGTTTCTGTTTTGCATGAAGCTGGCCGACGCGCCTACAACACCACGATTTGAAAAGTTTTCAAATCCTTTTTATCCTTTTTATATTCCAATACAATAAAAAACCCGGTCCCGCTTAAAACGGGACCGGGTTATTTCTGCAACCCCAGGAAAAAAGAACGCGTAGGAGCCTCTAAGAAGGGACATCCTCCCCGGCAAGGTCTTCTCCTTCCTTTTGCGTTTCGGAAGGCTCCTGCGCCTTCCCTGTGCGAATAACCGGGTGAATTTTGGTATCAATGAGGAGAGCATCCGGCACAGGGCCAACCGGCCCCTTCGAGAGAGGTATCTGTGCCTGACCAGGAAAAAAAGTTGCCACCGCTGTAAAGGTTCTGCGCACCGTCCCTCCCCCCATTATGGCATCAGGCTGGGGACCATAGGAAACTCCGTTTGATGGGAGATTGATAATAACAAATCGTTCTCCGGGGGGAAGATCAGAGAATACAAGCCCCCCATCTTCGTCGGAAACTCCTTCTTTTATCAACGAGAAAGGTCCTACCTTTGGAGTTTCATCCCGAGCTTGAGAAGGCGGGGCCGTAAAGTTTACAGCAAGGTCTTGTTTCTGCGTTCTTTGCTTCGGAGCTTGCACATTATTGATCCTCAATTCCGCCAGCTTCACCAATCGGGAGTTTGGTGATATTCCAATCCCCGCAGCTAAAGATTCGATTTGCGAAGAAAACTCATCGTCAGACAAATTCCCACTTTGCTTTTCTTTTAGAAGCTTGACCGCTTCTGTAATGGCTTGGTCTTTAGTCATAAAATCAGTAAAAATCAATTGGTTACATCCTGCCAAACATCTTCCCAGTCTCCTCCAACTCCTGGCTCAAATACAGCAGAAGAGTAGTGCGCGACGGTGCAAAGCCATTGCTTAAATAACACACCGTCCTGAGTAACCAAATCCCCTACACGATATCTTCCAGCTTCCAGCATTATAGAGCCATCTGTAATCGTGGCAGAAAAATTGATAATGCTTCCACCCAGAGCGTCGTATAGTTTGAACGTATCGCCGGATACGTCTCCTATATAATAGATAGTATCAACCTCTATTTCCGGTCCACCCCCTGTTAAAGTAGGAAGCATAACTGCGTCATCGTTTTCAAATGTATGCCCCGTTGCAGTAATTACGTTTGTAGCATGCACTCCCGTAATGCTACTAAAGAAGGGGGTCAGAGCCCATACTTCGCTTTCTGTAGATTCTCCTAAAAGGGTAATCCTAAAATTTCCAGCCATCTGATCCTGCAAAGGGGTAATGGCTATAAGAGTAGCGGAGGTAATGAGCAGACCGTCAGGAAACGTTTGCAGCCAAACGCTGCCTACACTGTCCACATACCCTACAACATCAGGAAGGGGGGTCAGTAATTCTCCAAAATCAAGAACTTCTGCATCCTGAATGGCCACTGTCCACCCAGACCGGCTTCCATCGTCCGTGGGGGTGTGGGCAAGGCACTGAACCACAATGCCGTATATCTTGGAAAGGAAAACAACTTCCCCGTCGGCATTGCGCCAATAGGGACTAACCACGGCCCCGGATTCAACTGATGTATAGGAACTTCTGACTCCCATCAAAAGAGAAAGCTCCCAATCGGTTATATCTGTCGCATCGAAGACAACTTCGTTAGCTACAACCTGGTTGCAGGATTCAGGAAACTCTGGAACTACATTGGTAATCCCCACGCGGAAGGAATCCAAAATGTTGACGTTATTAGCCGTAGTTCTGGCCAGAAAGTCGATAGAAACAGAAGGAACTATGGTCATACAAAAAGTAAATTGGTGTAGTTAAGAAAATGAATTACGCAACGGCCAAAGATTTGCCAGAGACGGAAAAAGCTCTGAATTGCTTGGCCGCTGTAACCGCGGTCAAAGCACGAACAGAAAACAAAGCATCCTGATTGGCGGGAACGGGAACGATGGAGCCTTCAAAAAGCTTAACCTCTTTGATACCCCGGCCGTCGTCATCGTAATAGAAGATTCCCCCCATCGAAAGGGCTTTCAGATGCCCCTCCGCTACCTTGAAACGAAGATCGCAAAGGCCGGGGGCATTGGAAATCTTGCCTTCAATAGCCAGCCCCTGAGCATTGGCCCCTATCTTGGTAAAGCTCCCTGCCAGATGGTCCACCGCGTTGCGATGGTCAATCAACATAACAGGGTTACGCTTAAACTCTGCCAAAGTGGCATTGAAAGCTCCGTCCATAACATAATCCCCGTCGCGGTCCCTTGGCGTCGTAGAAGCAAACGTAGAAAGGAATCCAGTAATGGTCACATTCTCATAATCCACAACGCGGCCCTTAGCCTCCCCGCCTTCCCGCACGGGGGTAGGAGCTTTTTCATCCGCAGGGATTACGATATCCGTTTGGGCGCTCCACTCTTTGATTTTGTAATCGTTTGGGGAGATAACTACATCCTCTCCTTTCCGGACCGCAGACTTTTCGATTACTAGGAAAGAACCCGTTTTGTGCAGAACCCCATCAGCGTCCGGCAAAGTCAACTCAATGCTAAGTCTATCCCCAGAAAGCTCCTCGGATATAACGGCCACTATCTTTTGTCCATCCTGCTCAATAAAAACGGGATGTCCTTTCATGGAAGGGGCCGGAGCAGCTTTGCGCCGGGGGCCAACAAAGAGTTTCTTCATTATGTTATGTTTTGAAAAGTTTTCAAACTCCGCAGTTAAGCGGGTTCTGCTTTATCTAATTCTGCATCCGCAGCCTGAATCAAAGCGATAAGCTCTTTCTTGGTAGCGCGGTGGGGGATTTCTTTATCGCGGAGGGAAAGCTGTTCTTTCAACTGCGCAACGGTAAGCTCGTCGTAAGAGTCAACAGTTTGCTCTTCCGAATCTTCCGCAATAACGTCGGTCTTCTCTTCGGATTGTTCCGATTCCGAATTATCAGTTTCCCCATCTTCTTTTTCTTCTACCAATTTAAGGGACTCAGTCCCTCCCACTTCTTGGGTAAGTTCCTCTTCATCCTCTTCATCTCCTTCCACCAATCGGATAGGCACACCATCGTCGCCCCCTTCTTTCCCAATGGACTCAGATTCAACAGGAATATCCAAAGCCACATCAGGATGAACCAAATCTTCCGAAACATCTGATTCCCCCAGCTTTTCGAAATTATCCGGCTGTCCATCCTTGTTATGGTCTTCCATGTATTGCCAGTCACGCCAGGATATAGAAACCTCTGTGCCTGTTTTCAGAAACCCATAAGAACCGAGACGGGTAGGTGGGCCAGTATAGCGAGCGCGGACAAAAGCATTCATAAGTTTGCCCTATATCTACAACATTAGGAAGGGGGTGCAAGGAAATCTTTTACTCCCCCGGCTCTCTTTCCAGCCCAGGAATCGGAGGCTGTATGCGGTCCACAAACTCTGAGGGAACTATTGTGCCAGTATGGTTAGGATGGAACTCTAGTAAATCAATATCGTAGATAGGCACTCGTTCGATGTTGCATGTAGATTCCCCCCGATACTGCGGAGAATTCCTTTCGCGGGCCTGACAGCCAATTACTGATATAGTTTTCACCTTTTGTGAGTCTATTAGTCCCTGTTTACGCCCCTCGTCAGCCGCCCTTCCTGCTTCCGTGCGGGCAATCGTAGGGATATGTGCGCGAGTAGTTTCATCTATTTTTCTAATCGTTGCTGCCAAGGTTTGGGCCACATCCAGCTTATCCTCCCGCACAAATTTATGGATCAAAGAATACCAGCGAATTTTTGCAGTCTCCAGTATTCCGGGACTGGATTGAAGCAGTCTTCTTACCCGCTGATTTACTCGCGCCCGGCCTATCATGGATTCGATCAATCCAAGCAGAGACAAAGTTGCGGCATAGGAAATATCTGCGGTGCTTTGAAAAATTTTCAAAAGCAAAGCATCAAACTCCAGGGCCGTAGCTCTGAATACCCTTTCGATATTTCCTCTCCATAACGCTTCGTGCGTATCTGCCGACAACACTACTGCGCCATGATGGTTGCCAGAGTGATTTGAATAGCTAAGGCGAAACCCATCCTCAATCATTGTGGACTGCCGGGAAAAGAATAACGAAAGCTTTAACACCAAAGCTTTTACACCGCGGGCAACGGCTACCCTGTGAGCACGAATCATATCAGCTATAAGCTTCAAGAGCTTTTTCTGATTCCAGTCATTATCAAATGGGGTGCTTTCCCTTGCTTTATCCAACAGTAAAGAAGGGGCCGGAATCCTTGTTATTGGATGCCGAGGGCAAATGCATGGTCTGTAGTTCCATTGGGACATAGGAAGCTATTTACGGAAGAAAGTAAAAACGGATAGGATAAGAGAAGCAGCCGTTAATATATAAAGAATAGTAGCTCCGATTCTACTAGTGCCCTGATGCGCCCCCTGCGCAGTCGATTCCCCTTTATTGAATCTGGAAGTCAGTGCATCCAGTTCTTTTGTAAGAGCTATGAACATTACTAGGGTGGCGTAGGTTTTATCTTTATCCTCCATAGCCCCCCGCCATTCGTTGGCATTCTCCCGCCACTTTTCAGCAATGACGCTGGCCACAGAAATAGCCTTGTCTGATGAAGCCAGAGCGGCATTTACCGCCTTCTCTGCCGCAACCATAGCCGTGCCTACCTGCGTCTCCTGCGCTCCGAATCGCTGACTGTTAAGAGTCTCCGCGGCACTTATCAACGACATTAAATGAATGTGTAGTGTTTCCACATTCCATCTATCGTTGGATGAACCGGGGGGAGGCATAGTATTGCATTATGATACCGGCTCTGCTTTGAACAACGCACGCATATTGTTTACGATCTCGCGTATAATAGAACGCTGGCGCGCCTGCATTACGTTGGCGTTTCCAAAATTGATGCTGAGATACAGCAAGGAATCGTGAAGCTGGGCCAGGCAAAAAAACATAGCGTGCTCCACGTTATCAGCAGCCAGCATATCCTTTAGTTGTCCGTCTTTTAGATTCTCAGTCCGCATATCTACCCATCCTTCCCCCGCAGCAAGCATATCATTTAGTGTAGTTACATATCCCTCGTCCAGCCTCTGATTAACCCATTCGGATGCATCTGTCATGTTCTGCTCCCAGTCTCCATAAAGAACAGACGCGTAAAGAGGGCCGGAAAGCTTGGGTTTTCCCCCTCCGTTGTGGGCTTTTACTACCAGGACCCGCAAAGCTTTTGTTTCCCTTCTGAGAATCCCGATATGACCATACACGTCCTTGACCCTGCCGATAACGTGGGCAAACTTTCGGGAATCTTTGCCCTTATACCACACCAACAGTATTCGGAAAAAATATCCGGCGATCAGGGCAACCAAACTGAAAAGACCATTGATAAGGGTATTTACAACGGATTCGGACATATAAACATGGTGTCCAGATTAAGGACCCTGTCAAGCTTCTACCGAATCATTCGGTTCCTTTGGAATCTCGTCAGACGGAGGATTATTAGCCAGTCCTGCCATCTCAATAGGCAGCCTTCCGGAAGCCACAAAATGCTGATCCAACAAAGCGTTGTTCAGCTTCTCTAGCCCACAAAGCACCCGAAGTTCGTTCAAAGTTATGGCCCCTATTTCAGCCAGCGGTTTATATTCCCTGACACGCTGTTCAATGTCGATCAATCCAGAAAGCTCATACACCAGCCACCACGCCGTTGCATATGCCTGAATGAATACCCCGTGGCCGTCCGACCCCATAGCATTCAGCTTGCCTACGAGGATATCGAGAAGGGGAACTACTTCATAGCGCTTAAAATTCATCTCGTCGAGCCGAGCGGTCGCATAGTTAGCCGCCTTCTCCAGCCCCGCTAATGACAAAGGAACTCCGTGATTATTGAATATCTGAGATACACTCCAACGCTCGCTTTCGATGGATTGCATCTCCTGATGCGTTAGTCCCATCTTGGTATAGTTCCACTTCCCATTGAGAAAAGCCGTCTTAGCGGCATTACCGGAGCCTTCGTATTCAGCCCGCCACCATTCTTTGATCTTTCTCCACTCCTCCTCATCTCCTACCTCTTCCTCTTTAGTCAGGATACCGGAAGGCATAGCCCCGTTTTGCAGGAAGCGATTTTCCAGAGTCTGACGGGTAATGTAGTTGCGGTAAAGGTCCGTGGATGGTTCAATGTCCCCCATACCCAAAATAATATTGGAAGGATGAGGGCGGCGAAAGAAGATAATCTCTTCTTCATCAAATTCAATCTTCCTGCCGTTGATTTGATATTCAAACCCCGCAATCCGTTTCTTTTCATCGGGAATGATTCTGATATATTGCGGAATCAGAGGATACAAATGCAAAGGCTGCCCTTTACCGTTCATCTGATCCTTATACCAGAAAGCCATCCCTGTGAGCTTCATATGAAACACCCACTGATAAAGAATCTCCTCCCATGAATCGTGAGGATTAGGGGACTTGAGAAGGCGGGATATCTCGGGGTTATTTACCTCCGCCCCGGTGCTTGAGCCCACAACCTTGAACACCGTAGTCAGGAGTGCAGAAGCAGTAATGTGGCAAGCCCGAAAGGTAGCCCATACTTTTTTACTCCCCGTTTCCAGATAGGACCGGGAATCCCCCATAGCGTGAATGGGGATGCGAAGCAGATTCTCAATGAAACTGCGTTCCTTGCGTCCCGGTATAGCCATTTCAGCAATAGCTTCCCCCCGCTTTGATTTGGATATGGTATTACTCCGGCGAAATATGTTTTTCATAACGCAACAGGGCGATTGTTCACCAGTTACGCGGGGAAGTCAATCTGCATTGACTGTGCATTTCCCTTCAAGTTTGAAAAGTTTTCAAATCTACAAACGCAGCAAAGTAAGGAATTCCTCCCTCGCAGGTTGCTCTTTGAAAGCTCCATATACCGCAGAAGTGATCATGCTCCCCGATTTGCGAACCCCACGAAAACATTGGCATGCGTGCTGGGCTTGAACCACTACGATAGCTCCCTGTGGATTCAAACTTTGTAGTCCGTCACCTATCTGCTGAGTCAATCTTTCCTGTACTTGAAATCTCCTGGCATAACCATCGGCCATACGAGCCAGCTTTGAGAGTCCCACTACTTTGCCTGATTCTCCGGGGATGTAACCCATATGAATTGTTCCATGAAACGGCAGCATATGATGCTCACAAAGACTGACAAAGGGAATGTCTTTAGAAATAATCATGCCCCCATAGGGCGTATGGCCGTCGCCAGTATCACTTAGATCAAATTCTTTCTGCAAATGATCTAAAGGATTCTCCTTATATCCGCTGCACATCTCAAGGAACGCTTTAACAAAGCGGTTTGGAGTTTCTTCCATTCCTGTGCGGGTAGGATCATCCCCAGACAAACTAATCAGAGCTTTCAAACCATCAATGGTTATCTCCTTCATATTCATATCAAAATCCTTTTTTGGGATTTCCACCCAGCGGAACTAAAGGTGCAGAGCGCTTGTCCAACTTGTCCACGTTATAAAGTTTGTGAAGCTGATAGCCGGCCCGGAATCTCCCCCCTCTCAATTTTACAGATTCTGATATGTAATTCAAAATAGATGGATCATTGCGCATGGACCATTCTGGGTGCAACCACACCGGAACTTTAGGAAGTGTTCCATTTATAAAACTCATCCATTCCTCAATAGCACCAACATTATCCACTATAATTTTCAACTCATTGGCCGCAAGCAACATTTCGTCTTTAGGCAAAGCATCCCTCTTCGGTGAAACGGTAATCCAATCGAACCAGGAAGGGGGCAGTGGGAATGCTCCACACGTTTCAACATGTAGAGCTATCTTTGCAATGGAAAGCGATTCTGAGAGCGCCTGAACCCCTTCCCGATGAATGCAGGGCTCCCCCCCGGTCAATACTACAAACACGGGGTTTGCTTCTTTTGCTTCCTTTACAAGATCGGGAACATCGACAAGTAAGGATTTCTTTGGGGCAAAATCCTTATGCCAAGTGCCCGCAGAATCGCAAAATTTACATTTTACCGGACAGCCATACGTGCGAATAAAGAATGCCGATAACCCCATATGGCAACCCTCCCCCTGGAAGGCAGCGAAACGCTCGTGGATGGGTAATTGAAATGGTCGTTTCATTTATATGTGGCAGAGTTCTTTGAGTCCTCAAATACGGTTACGCGCAACAGGGATACTCGGCCTTGTTCTGTTTTCCAAAGTAAATCTGCAACCGTTTGAAATATAAATATGGCCAATCCTTCGCTGGAACAATCCGGAACGACTTTGATATTCGCAGTGCCTTCCAGAGCAATTTGAAAACTTTTCAAATATGGATCGTCTGCATTCAGCACCAAAGTATGATCGAACATAGCATCAATCCATTCCTTGAGCCATTTTAGACTTCCGAAGTCAACTACAAATCCACATTCATCCAACCGTTGCGCAGTGAATTCAAATTCAATGCCCCATGAATGTCCATGTATCATAGCGCAATGCCCATTATGGTGGGGCTGACGATGTGCGAATGGAAGATCAATATATCGTTTGGTGCAGGAAATCATGGTTTTATAATAGTAGAAGGAAGCATACCTAAATGACCCCATAACCATTTAACTCTAGCCCCCAACCATAAATACTTAAATGGATTAAAAAGAGGAAGTCCAATATTTTCGTATTCTTTTCCAAGGATACTTAGCATTCTTCTTCCCTTATAAGGCAATAGCTGTCTCCGCACCAAAAGTCGCCATCCATCAGTTATTTTCCTATATCCTACTGATCCTTTGGCGAAAGAGGCAAAGGTTTCATTATAAGGAGCAATAATTTGATCGGGTAAGACAAATCCATATTTCGTGGAAATAACCCCCCATTTCAATTTACAAGATTCTGTCCACTCAACCGAAGCTTTGAATAGTGTTCCCAAATAGAAATCTCTGACTGCGCAAGCTTCCTTTGCTTTCCTGCTTGAGCATCCAATCAATACTAAGGTAGGCACGGCCATATCCCTTTATCCTTTCATATTGAAATCTTTCTGCGATTGCAAAGCATACTCAAGGGCTTTCTCCCATCCATCTATATATTCAACTGGGTCCCGCCGGCCTATAACATGGAAAGCGAGGATACGCTCCACATCACTTCCCGTGCGACCACTGGCTTTCCCCGAAACGTCTGGGGCGTAACTAGTATTGGTGTTACGAAGCACTGTATCGAACTCAATCCCTAAAGTTTCACAATCCTTGACTGCCTGCCGCAAAATATCTACTTTATCCCAATCCAAATAAGGAAGATCAAGTATGACGGCTTGACCGTTCCAGTTACCCAAAACAAATGCGGCGTGCAGCGCTTCAAAGAATTCCCTCCTGCAATCAGGATAAATTGCATGATCTCCACTATGCACCCCCAGAGATAGCAATACTTCCTGATGCAATTCATTAGCCAGAGAAAGAGCAGATGCATAGGCAATGGCTGAAAAAATAGCATTGCGATTCGGCACCACAGTTTGCTTCATATTATCCTGAGCATAGAAACCTTCCGGAACATCCTGTTCAGCAGTAGTCAATGCAGAGGACGCAATGCCTCCGAATGGGACCGAAATTCGAGTATGGCCCAAATCCTGTGCTTTCAGATACTCCAAATTCTTATCCAATCTTTCCAATTCAAGTTTATGCTTCTGCCCATAATCGAAAGACAAGAGATGGATACTGCGATTCTGTGCCAAATGACGCAAAAGGAGGCAGGTTGAATCCATACCTCCACTGATTGATTGAACAACATGAGTTTTCATATATCAAGTTGCACTATTTCTTTCTTATTACAACATGCAAACTTGATTGAAAAATTAGATTCTTGAACAGACTCATGCTCACGTTTCCATTGCTGTTTTAACTTTTCTTGAAATTCAAGATACCACTTTATCTCACAGTCAACCCCTACGGAGGAAACTTTTCTTAGTGGCAATTTACCTCCAAATGTTTTCCATATACCGAAAGCTTCGGGAGTAAATCTCCATCCAAGACTATCCACAGATGCAAACGGAAATGATTGCAAAAGATCAACGAAGCTCAACCCAAAGCCATGAATCCATTTGGGCCATACAGTTTCAAATGCTTTGGAAACCCAGTAAATTCGAGCTTTCTTACCCATTACTAAACGACGATTCGGACGCCGACCTACTAGCCCCCCGATAGCAATTCGTGAAAACTCATCAGCAATTCTCCGCAATGCTTCCAGGCTACTTCCTGCGTGCCAAGTAGGAATCACCTCAATTCCAGCGGTTCGCATAGCAATTGCATTGCTATAGCTTACATATTCATCCCCAATCACATCTAAAGCAAATACATGACGCGGAGCATGTGCAGTGTCCTGCAATCGTTTTATACAAGATATATAATCACCTAAAGCTATATGCTTGTCGGATGTAAATGCGGAATATGCACCAGAATCCATTACCCAATCCCTCCCTGTCAAATGCGTGCTCATCGCATCCTTCCAGAAAGGGAAAGCTATAAGCACAGAAGGTTTCATTTTGAAAAGGTTCTTTCAGAGCGTCCGCTGGAGGGAACCGCGGCCAGTCTTATAGTTGGTGCTGTGTGTGTGTGTGGATTTCTTCAAAGCTTTACCTACTCTTTTACCTCCCCCCGAAGCAGCATCAATAGCGAGTCGCAGAGTGGGATTATTATTCGGAAGTGCCTCCAATTGCAACATCTCCCTTTTCCATCGGATACGAGCTTTTCTTTCCACTTCCAAATAATATTCAACTTCCTGTTTGAGATTCTGACTGCTTCCCCGCACACTCATTTGCCCGAACTTATTCCACCTGCCAAATGCACAAGGACCCATTTCCCAATTAGTAGCATCAACGCTATAGAAGGGAAGGGCGAGTATTGATTGTTCACTGCCGAAACCAAAACCGTGTATCTTCTTTGGCCATATCCTTGAAAAGCACTGCTCTGCGAATTTCATTTTTGCTCCAAGCCGCATCCGCGCACAACCACCGATAGCGATCTTTGGATATTTCTGAGCCATCGTTATAAGGACATCTGCCGGCTCACCATAATGATAACAAGGGATTGCTTCGACTCCCTGCGCCCACATTATTTCGCAGTTATGCAAACTGGCTTCATGGTTGCCGATCACATCCAGAGCAAATATTTCCGTCAAAGTAGGATCATCCCGGCGAAGCTTTATACAGAGATTGATATATTCCTGCAAATCAATCGTAGCCCCGCTCATATAAGCAGAGAATGCGCCAGAGTCTAGAACCCAGTCCCTATAACAATACTGCGCCTGATTAGCCAAAAAAGGTTTGATATAGAAATACGATACCAACAATGCGGGAGCGCTCTCTTTGCCTAATTGCTTTACTCCCCGCTTTCCTTGCAACACGTTATCTCCCTGCGCCCCTTTAGGGGCGGCAGATAAACGAATAGTGGGGTGACCCAGCCCGGCACCATTCACATGATGTTCCGCAGAGTTAGCTCCTGTTTGACTTTTATGGGCAACGGCCAAACGCACTGATGGAAATTTCAACATACTCAAAGTCCTCCCCCCTTCGGGGTGATAAGCCAAACGAACATCCATATCAAACCCCCCGACGGGGCGGAGTAACCTTTTTAGGAGCAACAGGCACCAAAGCAAGGATGGCCGCGGAGTAATCAGGATATTTCCCTTCCTCCTTATATCGCTGCAAAGCATCATGCGCCGCATCGCTGATTACCAACTGCTTCATCCCCTTGGCAATATTAGTTCCTTCCTGATCTTCGGAAGGAGTATTAACCGGCATATCCCCGGCTGCGGGGGGGTCCCACTCCGCTGCAAGTAAAGGTTCGAATTCCGAATGATCGAAACCCGTCAAGGACAGATCAAACTCGCCATCATTAAGCTCTTTAAGCATATCCGATACTCCTTCCCAATCCCACTCTGCTGCCCATTGATTAGCCGCAAGATTAGCGGCCATCTCTTTCTTCTTGTCCCAATTTACTTCACGATAAGCGAATCGCACTCCGGAAGTCAACATCACATAACCATATGCAGTAGTTCCCGAGACATCCGCCGTTTCCAGTTTATTGGTATATTCGATTTTAGCAGCATCATCACTTTTGAACTCTTCAATTCGTTTATGTCCCCCCACCAACTGCTTTGTTCTTGAATTCCAAACGATTCCAGAAAGATCGCCAAATTCAGAAAGTGATTTTACGAATGCAGCTTTCTTTTCGTCACTGCTCCATTCCTTCCTGGGATTCTTTGCATTCGCTTTAAGCGATTGCAGTGTCTGTTCTTTTTTTACTTCGTGTTTCTTTAGTGTAGCCATAGCAGTGTTGAGTCTTACATGAAGACGTGGGCCAGTCAATCTTATTTCCTGAACTTCCTCCGAAGCCTTAACGTGATAAACCATACCCGCGGGCCACATAGAAGCATCAGCGCTCTTTCCCATCCGTTACGAAGATCAATAGAGGAAGCTACGTAAGCAAGGAAAACTCTATACCCGGCCCATGCCCAGAGAATCAGAGCAAGCAGAATCCAAATCCAGTTTGAAAAGTTTTCAAAGTTCATAGCACAAATATTTTAGACTTCACGAAATACGCCCCGCTCCAGATAACCATGCCAAGTTCCGTTCCAGGATTTTATCAGGATAGAAGGAGCGGCGGTAATGGTTCCATCTTCATGCTCTGTAACCTGATGCGCTTGGAGGTTTCCTATAAACCAATCCTCCCGGCCCGGCGGGCAACAATACCAGTTACCGTCCCGCCCGTGCTTGCCATACTCCCCTGGCTTGAGATTCAGGTTTCCATCAGCATCAGGTTCTTTTCTTGTTCCTTTCATAATATTTAACCATATAGAAGTTTCTGCGGGGAAGTCAACTCTTCCCATGCGACACTAACCGAATCCTCAATATCATCATTTTTTCCGTTAGGGAAATCAAGAAGCTCATCTAAGAAATCCTTATTCCAGGGACCTTCAACCATAAACATTCTGCCCTTTTCCAAAACATTCAACCACCCCTGCGCCCGCATCAGTTTCCCTCCGACCCCTGGATTTCTTTTTACCACTTTTACCTGACCGGATAAAGCCTTGCGAATGTTTTGTAATCCAATTTCAAATCCACTTACGGCTTCCATAGCCATCTTGTTACAATTCCATTCCAGCTTATCCCTTAGAGATAAAGCAAGAAGACGGGGCTCAAGCTTTGGCCAAGCCAGTTTTACCCGGAACATGTTAAGTATATAAAACTCTTCTTTGTCTGCATCCCATGCGCAAAGCGATCCTACTGAATAGTCCGATGTTTTCTTCTCTGTAAGAGCAAGGTCCCACCCCCGCAATCTGGGAATATGGATAGGGACACGATCCATAGGAATTCTTCTAAGCCGGCTAATATCTGCCTGCCCCTCCGCAATAGAACGGGGGTTGCCCATGTATTGAGAATCCCATTCGTAAGAAGGGATAGACGCTTTAACCCCCATGAGCCAGGCAGCATTACGAACTTCCGGAAATAGCGCTTCCCCCGATTCTCTTCCTAAAGGATCATTTTCTCCCGCAAAGGCAGGGAGATTAGTTACTTCAAATATACGCTCTTCCTGCCCTTCTGCTTTGAGCGTATCAACATACTCCTTGCTAGTTAAATGTCCTATCAAATCCTTTGGATGCCAACGCGTCCCAATGATGAATACTTTAGCCCCCGGAGACAAACGAGTAACGCAATCTCCGAAATACCACTGATGCACTCTATTTCGCTGAGTCTCGCTTTCTGCTTCCGCCCGGCCTGCATGGGCATCGTCAATAATAAGCCAGTCCACCCGGTTCCCTGTCAATTTACTTCCTACCGATTTTGCCCTCAAGGTTGACCTATTGCCAAGCATCCACGAATCCGCTTTATCCCTACCCCGAATAATCTCCCCCGCTTTAGGAAACACTAAAGCATATAAAGGATTACTTATCCTCGCTTTTACCTGCTGAGAAAACTCAGTCATCAAATCATGCCTATGTCCAGCGATAGCGATGCTGATTCCCGGAGAATGCCCCATTAGCCAGGAAACAGTCTCAACCGCCAGCATAAGGCTGTTGTGGGTGGGTATGCAAGCCTCCCCGCAAAGGAACATACCCGATGGATGATTTACTTGGATGCAGGTAGTATTGCCCGTTCCGCATCGTTCAACTTTTTCTATGTAACGACATCGTTTCTGCGGATTGCGGAGTCTGGCTACTTTTCGTGGAAGAGAGGCTACTCTGTCTGCATAAAATAAGATTCGGTATTTTGGACCACAGTCAACTCCATTTATAGTTGCCCGCCCTTCGGACATGGCCGCCTTGATTCCAAGCGAATGGACTAATCGCCGAACATCGCAGGCGAGGCGATAGTTTACATTGCAGAATTCAACCTGTCCATCAGACGAAACATAGCCGTCAGTGTCAATTAGGCCTTTCAGCAGTTCCCTCCTCTGCTCCGCGCTTCCCCTCATATATCTCTCTGGGATGTGCTTGTTTTCATGCAATCCAGAGTCTTTCAGCCATCGAATATACCAAGAAGCCTGCAAACGAAACCGCATCGCGTAGGCTGTTCTGCTTACCGGAAATCCCATCGCAGAGAACCTTTGAGCATAATGCTCTTGATCCTCCTCTGTTGCCGTGAATAAGTTTCCATTAGAGTTTCCATCCCCAAGCCAGCAGCCAAGCACATAAGGAGCCACCACAAAAGGCTTTTCCGGCAACACCAAAGCTCCAGACTCAGGAAGGGCGGGGGAGCGGCTGGACGTTCTTTTGCTAAGCCGTTCAGTGGTCCAGAGCGTGTGTGTTGTTTTCCGCTTTCGACACATACGGACTGACCACAAATGCTCGCCATCCGCCTTCACAAACGTTCCGTCATCCATTGTCAGTTTGTAGATCGGTCTGCGCTTCCAGTGTTTCACGCATAAAACAGAAGTCACAGAACCATCCTGGGTGAATACCCGATCCCCTACTTCAAGGTCCGCAATTTTTTTAAACCCGTCCGGGGTAGGAATCAAAGTATCATCGTGCAGAGCCTTACCGTGCTGCGGGGGGATTGAAACTGCTTGATAGGCTCCATATGTCCCATCAACTACCCCCTGCACAAGATCAGCCAGAAACTTGTGCAACTTCCCCATCTTGATTTGAGAAGTCTTCGGATTGTTGAATAACATCAAATAAGCCAGGAAACTTTTCCTGGCCTTCTTGATAAGCAGAGCAAATTTCTGCCTGTGTGCAGGATTCATCCCCCAACCCCCGCTTTTGATTTGACCGTTATTAGTCTTGGTCCGGAAGGGGGCATGGCTTTTGCTTTCTCTGCCGCGGCCCTCAGGGCATCCGCTTTACGTTTTTCGATGAATCGTTTTTGCGCCGCTACTCCCTCGGCAATTACATCAAAGATTTCATCCATGCTCTCATCCGGAACTTCCTCTTCAATAGATTGCGCAGTGATCGGTGCGGATACATCCGGAGCGTCCGGAAGCTCATGTCGAATCCTCTCTATGTAGCCCCGGTGCCGCCCTTGCGTCTTGAGATAGAAGATAGCTGCGGCAGTGGAGCCGTTACGCATTTGCTTAAATAAACACCCCTCTGCAAAATCCACCGCCATTTCTTTAACTTCAATTACCCCCTCCGCAAATGCCGGGTCTTCATCGACATATCGGGTAAACTTTGTCCGCGAAATATTGGCTTTCAAACAAGCCAGAGAAATATTTCCCAAACTGCTGCGCAGAGTCTTTAAAAGAAACTGCTTCTCTGCGGCTATTATACGCAACGCTCCCTCGGATTTTTTCTTTTCTCCCCCCGGAGTGCCGTCAATAATTCGTTTGGATGCTCCCCCCGGAACAGAAGGCGGGGGGCAGACCGCGGGCTGCGATCTTCTTTGAGGCACTATGCGTTCTGTAGAGCGGTCCGACATTTGAAAAGTTTTCAAACGCTTTTAGCACAACAGATACGGCTATTCAAGCTAAAAGACTTTCTTTGCATAGCGTCAGATTATGGAAACCTCGCCCGCGGTTATAAATCCATGCCAGCCGCAGCCTCCTTGGATTAGAACCGAAGGGGTAACCGTAAGATCGTTATAGTTTGTTCCGCTTATGTTCCAACGAATATCCTCCCCCGATTTGTTTTTGATTCCCTGCCCAGGCAGAACTCCCCTGTCAGCAAAAGTAACTTCAACAAAATGACACCCAACCACGGTTCCCTTTTCCCTCACACATTTAGGGCATTGAAACCATACGCATTGGGCTTCCTCTATATTATTTACAGGAATTCGATAGTCCCGCAGTTCCTTTTTCTTCTCTGTTGGACATCCCCGTTCCCTCCACGTAGCCTGATCCCCTACGCATAATTCTACATCCGTCATACGGCGGTCGTATCTGTAAAATTGGGGATTCAAAGAAGAAAGTTTCATATCAACAAATTTCTATTCTTGTAACCAAAGGAGAATCAGGGCCAATCCCAATAACAAAAGGTGTATTCAAACCAGCCCGACTTAACTCTGTTCCTACAACATCCCCCTCTTCATTATAAAACTTACGGCTGATCCGCAGAGAAGACATTCCCGCAGGAACACTGGTTTGCCGAGCAAACAAAGCCAATACAACTTGCGGGGTAAATACATCCTGCCGCCTTCCATCCTGTGGCATGAATTGTTCAGTCCGCCGCAATGCGGCCTGCAAGATATCAATGATAACCCAAAGATCAGAATTCTCTTTGGCCTGAGCTTCGCAACGCAAATGAAGGGGGTGTGCTTCTTCTCTGTCCATAAATATTAGTGTGTAGTGACCCGCAGACTAAATCACTAAACTGAAAGGAGCAAGCTTATTCCTTCTGCCCTGTGGACGGGTTCCGCAGGCAGAGGAATCCGGCGCCGTTGCAGCGCGAACACAATCCACAAATTCCAGTTATCGGGTCCACTCTCCATTTCTTACCCCAACACCCGATGCACCTTTTTGTTTCCGCGTCCGGAACCTTCGCAGAGGGATGCTCTGCGGCCGATAACTTCTTGAGAAAGGCATCGGACTTCGCCTTCTGTTCTTCTTTCATTTTTTCTGTATAGAGCCCCATAATGTTATTCGTTAGATTTCACTATAATTTTCTTTGTAAGCCAAGCCCCGATTCTTTCCTCCGGATAATGAATATTGAGTATTTCCATTATAGAATACCAATCAACCATTACGTCTTTCCCGACTTCAAGAAGGGGACAGCCCAGCGCCGAGTCATCTACATAAAATGGGGCGTAAGCTTTCTGGCTGGAAGACCATCGGCCTTGATTCGGGTTTACATTGGCACTGTCGAATTCTACTCCCCGATCCGATGCCCATTGCATTGCTTCCACTAAAGTCTGCCCGCTGCGAACAGTCCATAGTATTAACTTCCAGCCCCGTTCCTTTAGAAATCGGAGGGATTCAATGGCCAGATGAACTGGTTCCCCTATCTTCGGGAATCTGGAAACCGCGCAAGTGCCGTCAAAATCAACAGCTAGTAATTTTGGTTTGGTTTTCATTTCGACAATAACTCATTCCAGTCTCTTTCCGCAAGATCAAACCACGCAGACCACTTCTCTGCATTCTCGTTTCGTTCCCATCGCTTTGGATACAGAACGTCAACCCATGCCACGTGAGTTGGCTCCCAAAGATCATATAGACATTGCGGGGCACCGAGATAAGCCCAGGCCCATATATCTATAAGCCATCTCCCGCTTACAAACAGCCAGTCATGCCCGGTAATCATTCCCAGCGTAGTAGTCAATCCACAATCTGAACAGGCTTTCTCGTCTCCGCCATAAATCTCAACTGTTCTGGCTCCTTTCTCTATCCATCGGAAGGGCGAGGAATTTACCCAGGTGCAAGTTCCGTAGGGATGATTCTCCTCCCATATTCCTTCCTTGTTATCGAAATATTTCTTATCGACCAAATTCCAAAAAGACCGCAAAACTTCCTCCGTCAAAACGCTGTCCCGGAGTTTTCGCTTTCTTTCATTAGTTGCCATAACCAATAAGGATTGTTCATCCGCGCTCATAGACTTCCAGCCTCGCCCTCCGGAAGTTTCCCATTCTTTCCTGGCTTCTGCGCATTCTGATTTGGAGTAGAGCATTGTTTTAATAGGTTTTCATGTATGTATTCCGCCAGGGCTATGCAATCGTCAAAATCTTCCCCCTGCGCCAAAGTCCATCCAAAGATAAGAGCATACCAGCCGCAGGTATCCAGTTCAATGCTTCCTTTCAATCTCCATACTTCTATTTTGAATTCATGAACAAGCTGCGCAACACGGCCGGGATTCAATCCTCCTATAGAAGGGGCTGGGGCCAGTTGATTCTTCACTACTGAATCCTTACCTGATTGCCCTTTGCAGGTTTTACACGCGTGAGTCCCCGAAACTTTTGGATTCACAGTAGGGAAGAATTGATATCCAGTCCCCCCGCAATCCGGGCAATCTTCTTTATTCATAGATTTGAAAAGTTTTCAAACTTCAAGATTCAATCTTCTGCCTTTTGGGACCGGTTTAGGGACGAACTTTGGCCCGCGGCAAGCAATTCCGCAGAAATATTGAAGTTTTTTTATCATACCCATTATGCACCGCGCTTCCGCAGGATGAAGATGTGTCTCCGGTTCTCTTAGGAAAATAGGCACCCGCTCTTCCACCGTCTTTTCAAAGAAGAGAATAATAAGCCCGGCCGCATGGCGCACATCGTTGGAAGCGTTCCTAAGTTGCAAAAGGGAAATGGGTATAGGCACCCTGCCTTGAAACAACTTTTCCCATACTTCTCCGAATACTCCCCCCTGGCTTATGTGAATCCACTTGTCCAAAGGAAGTTTTTCTTCATCCATCACGTAAGCAATGGTGTTGAATCCATCTAGCGTAAAATACCCCGCCGTAGTATGTAACTCGTCCAGAGTATCGGCAACCATGTGAGACATTTTCATCCCACGAAAGCTGTTCTCTTCTCCATCAACATAAACACTCATTTTACATTTTACCTTGGAGAAGAATTTTTATCTAAAGCGGCAGTAGCCTGTGCGATGATGCGGTGTAAAACAGATGAGTCTCCACCGGGCCCAGAAGCCCACTCCATCAGAGCCATTGTCGCGTCCCGCAGACTAGAGAGTTCTCTTTCTAGCGCTCTTGATACATTAATATCAACACAATGCCGACCTGCTGGAAAGTCAGCGGCTGCATCGGTGCGTGGTGTGTCTGATGTTGTATTACTCATTGTAATGACATTCTTTTGCCACTCTTATTTCTTAAACCCCAAAGCATTGCAGGCCGCATTGATTCGTAGAAACGATTCCTTCAACTCTGTAACCAAAGGATCAGAAGGGCGGGCTACGTAGGGCAGCGTCAGATTGGGGTTTCCGGGGCGCACCGCGGCGATGCAAACAAGATTGATCTCCCCGCCCAGCTTTTCCTTTGCAAGCGATTCTGCGTGCTCCGGGGAGTCGATTTGCCCCTGCATGGAGAAGTTGGCTACCAGACTGTTACTCCTGCGAACAAAAACCGTAAGGCCCCCGCAAAGGGGGAAGATTCCCGGTTCCGGTTCCTGCTGTATGTCAGGCTGAATCTCCTCTGCGTAAACTTCCAGCGCTATCGGGCTTCCCCTCCGCGGTGGTTTGGGAAGGGCGGCTAAAGCTGCTGGCGGAGTTCGGCGGGGGGGACGTAGGGCTGCATTCATAATGATTGGTCTTTTGAAAAGTTTTCAAACGTAATCCTTTCCGAAAACAGCTTCATCAAACCCCTTCATATCATCCTTGTTTTTGAGCCATCCCTCTACATCGAAAATACAATGACATGGTTTGCCCCCCGGCTTCCATTCTTTTAGGGATACGGCTCCGTCCTTCTCCGGATTCTTTACTGCTACCTTCCGGAATCGTGAAGTCCGATCAATAGGGACAAAGACAATACGGCCATCGGCCCGCGGGCTAAGTATCCGCGCCAGACCGCTTTCTGTTTCTCCGTGATAGAATCCTTTAAACATACGAATATATTAAGTGAGAATGGATTTTTTGCAAGGGGAAATTTTTAATCGGGCAATTCGCTATCCAGGAACAAAACAACCTTTGCACCCTTCTTCCCGTCCTTTCTACGCTCCGCTCTTATATCCAGAAGAGGGGCCGGTTCTCCATCACTTCCCCGGCATTCTACTTCCAAGTCCCCATGCGCTGCGCCTATAGCCTCTGCGGCCCCGGCCAGGTCCAGTATGCTCATACCTTTGGAAGCGGGGGCAGGTAATTCCAAGCCATATAGGAAAGCCCCCCAGCATCTTGTCATTTGCCCCTGGCATACAAAGTCATCCCCCCGCCGCGCCGCTTCCTTTACCTCCTTATTAAATACCTTCCTTCCCACCTCGCTAACCCACGGACAGTTATCGCACGGAGTCCCCAATCGGGTTCTATACGCTGCCCCATATTCGTAGGCCGTGGCCAAAAGCTTCTCCAGTATTACGGAATGCTTTCCCCGGTCAATAGAAGCAGCGTGAAACTCGTAAGCGATAGCAGCCTTTTCAAGTTCTGCCCGGCGAGCGGCCAGTAATCGTTCTCTTACTTCTGGCTCAGTCATGGATTCAATCCTTTGATTATATGTATAGCCTCGGCGGGGTTCTGAGTTCCCCTTATTGCTTTGATTTGAAAACTTTTCAAATCCTCAGCGGATATGACTTTGTGCTCCCGAATCAATCCGCTGATCTTAGCATAAAGCTCTCCCGCCAGTCTACGGTCCGCTTCACTTTCCAAGCATCCATGATTTATAATTGTAAGAATCTTGGCCAACAAATCTAGGTCTCTCCAGGAATAAGAACAAGACACACCAGGAAACTTTTGCTCTGCTTTCTGAGCTTGCAATAAAAACGCATCCGGCCATTCTTCCATAACAGTCCGGCGGCATGTGCCATCGTAATGATTACTCGCAACGTGAATCATTACCCGCAACTCCTCCCCCGAAAAAGAAATATTGAACGAAGGTTTGAACCAAATGGATTCGATTTTCATGATATTTAACTTAGATAATATTTTCCACATTAGCGCACTCTGCGTCATTGATTTCTTCTCGAAGTGCAAAGTAATCGTTAGTGGCATCAAGGTCCACCGGCCCCTTTCGGCCCGTTTTGTCTGCTGGTTTACGAATAAAGCCCACGCTGTTGATATCGCACAAATGCAGAGTGCAAAGGGGGCGCAGGTGTGGGGGAGCTACGCAACCGGACGGCCCCATATATGGCAACGTGGAGTGTCCTGTAGTAGCGGGCACTGGCTCCCCCCGCTCATTGGCTATCTTGGGCACCATTGCACAGTAGTCAGGATCGCAACACTTGGTTGCGCATCTAGTGGGGCACTTGAGACAGTGCGACAGAGTTAACTCCGCCATTCGGCGGTAGAGTTCAGGTATATCAGCCATAAAAATTTAGATGCTTGCCAATGTATTAATCAAAGCATAGGGATCAATACCTCTCCGGATTGCAGTAGTAGCTGCCCAGGATATTCCCTGCCCATCCAAAACGCCGCAAATAATTTCATGAATCGCGCTGCGGTCGGCTTTGAGCTTACGAGAAACGATACGAGACATATGATTACGAGTCTCTGAGTCCTTCTGGTAAGGCAAACAAAGAGCTACACCCTGTTCTCTTGTAATCTCCGCAGCATCGGCTTCCCCCGGCTCCAAAACAAAGCAGGGTAAGCAATCCTCGCCCCGTTTATACCAATTCCACACACGATGCCAGCCATCCAGAATAATGATGCGATCCTCCCCATTCTTTTCCAAATACACCAGAGCAGGAACCGTATCCATACCGGGATGCAATTCATTTTCCGCATACTCCCGGTCAATGTCCGCTTCCAGCAGAACGGGAAGGAGGGGTTCAATATCCGCCCAAAGCGGTCGGCGGGGTGCATTGAGAATAATATTCCAGGCCGCGGCCACGCTAAACATTCTATCGTCCAGATATGAATGGAAAGTCTGATTGCCCCGCTTGGCAATGATTTTCAGACAGTCAACATCTATATCTGGAAGGGAAGGTGGGTTGAACTGTTTCATGCTAATGGGATGTATAAGGTTTAACCCCCGAATCGTTAAGCATGCATGCCAGAATTTCCGCCCCGAATTTGGATTTACAGGCCAAAGCACTCTCGCAGCTTGACCCTCCTTTTCTATAGAACCAAAAGACAGACCAAATCCAATTACCATTGCCTTTTTTATTTATGACAAGCTCTTTGATTGGATGCCAGCCTCGGGGCAAACTTCTTTGCCGCTTTTCCTCTGCTTCGATGGCTTCCTGTTGTGCTTCTGTTGGAATCATGCTCTTGGATAAGTTGTGCCGGTAAGGGCGGTTGTTGCTGCGTTCGTTGCGTCTATGTGAAATCCTGGCCAAACATAATGCCCGGTCTGGCGGCTCCATTCCTTTGCGTGATGCTCCTTAGTCGTGAAAGCGTTAATACCCCGTTGCGTGGCCCAATGAATAAAGGCAATCTCCGCTCCCCAGCACATCATTCGCTTAAACTTGATACTGCGAACAAAGGTTTCCATATCCCCTTCCAACGATTCATGCCCAATTTCCAGCCAGATATCCGCCAGCAATACATCACATTTCCCCTCCCACTGCAAAGCGTCCACATTGATTAGCGTCAGCTTGTCGCTCCGTTTCCATTGCGACAGACCCACAAGTTCTCCCCAGGAATCAAAAAGCTCCGGAGAGCGTTCCAGAATCGTTACGTGATTCACTTTGGGATTCTGGAGCAAGTTGAAGGGGAGCACGCATAGTCCGGCCCCCGCAACTATCACGTCTCCGAATGCATTTGCGTTGTGGTGAAACTGAGACTCCAACTCCATAACCGTTACTGACATCCAAAGCAGACCATCCTTATCGTGCAGCGTGGGAATAAATCCTTTAGGCTTTACCATTCCAGAGTAGTAGCTGGGCAGGATATGATTGCTCTTGGATTCCGACATAGAAAGAATCCAGCCCCCGTAGGTGCCGGGCTTATAAGTATTGGGGGCTTTGAGCAGTTTCATTTTTGAAAAGTTTTCAAATAGAATTCATTGATCTCAGTAAGAAGGGCGGGTATTTCCCTTACGTCTCCTGTTTTGCTAAGAAAATGAGCGGACCTATCTTTGATCACCATGAACATCCCGTTCTGCATAACAATCATAACATCAGCCCGATGCGTTTTTACCGTATTGCCTTTACTATGACTCAGAGAAGGATAATATTGCCTTGAATCCGTTCTGATCCGAAATTCATTTTTCGATGCTTGAGTGAATATGTAAAAGACGGGTTTCATTTTTGAAAAGTTTTCAAACTACGATCTGTCAGTGATGGCTTGAACAAGCAATCTTCCGGCGGAAGTCCTCGGCACCCAAGAAACAACGGTCACGATGACAGCATCAGGACAATCCTTTGCCATGCTGGTAAATCTGCGACGAATCCCCATGAATGCTCCGATGGCCGTTTTATACTTGATACCCTGCTCTCTGTAAAGCCATCCATCAAGATGACCGATTTCAGATATTGTTACTGTTCGGAGTATGATTCTATGCTTGCTCATGAATATGAATGAATTCTAAGGCAAAATACTTCTTTTGCAAGCGAAATTTTCACTTTTTCCTTTTATCCCCTAAAAATCTTTCGTAGGATGGGGAATGCACACACTTCCAGACTTCTCCCGGCTCATCATTGTCCCCGTCCGGCATACACCGGTCCTTTCTACTTGGCCGTTGCTGTCGGCCTTCAACGAGGATCAGCGTAGAATGCTTCCAGTCCCTCCAGCGGAAAATGCTTTAACCCTCTTCCATCATCACATCGCGGCCATGCAAGAAGCCTACGACGACCGAAAAACGTCAGTTATTATTCTCCAGGACAATTGCATTCCTGCCGTAGAAGACTGGCACCAGAAGGCGGGGCAAATGTTTTCAACTTTGCAGCACCTTCCCTGGGGGCAAATAGTTTTACGGGGAGGGCAGGCCCCGGCAAACGCTATGCGAGTAATCGGAACCGACTGGATTGTGCTTCCTTTCGGATCAATCCATACCTTTGCTTACATTATCCGCCGGCCCGTAATCGAAATATTCCTCAAGAAATTTGCCCCCCGCGGCCAAGTCAATGTGCCGAAATCATCTGTGTTACCAATGGCTATAACAAATGCGGTGCATGAAGCAAGGCTTCAAGTTTATACCCCTGTTCAGCCTTTATTACGGAGAATCAAACCCGATTTCTGATTTTACTCTGGGACAACTCCCGTCCCTACGGCCCGAATAATGAATCGAACTCCCAAATAAGGGGGAAGATTATTATGTGCAGCCCCATCGGCCCCATAGGCCCCCGTGGCATAGGCTACGGCCCCTCCGGTAGAAAGATCAGTCCCTGTAGTCAGCGCTGGAACTTCTGCCCCTGTAAGAGCATGAGTAGCTGCGCCCCCCGTTTCTCCTAAATCATACGTTGTCCCAATCCCCACGGGGAACTTATCCCGCAAATCGGGGATATTGAAAGTAGTCGATCCATCCCCCACACCAAACACGGTTCCGATGGCGCCATACAACTCCACGTTAACCGCACGGGATTTAGCAGACCCGTCGCAATCATAGCAACCGGGAGGAAGGGCGCCAGCATGGATACGTATTGTTCCTACCGGACAAGCTTCTACGATAGCTAACTGGCGGGCAATCTCCACCACATCCCCAATAGTCAACGATTCCTCCGATCCATCTGCTTTACGCACCATAATAGCATCGTCCGATTCCCGTATATATAGGAAAGCCGTATGAGCTTCGGGAAGAGTCTCTACTGTTCTGGGAAGGCGTTTAATAGTGAGCATGATTGGGTAGTATTCCTTATTACCCCCGAAAGTAAATTCCCAAAAGAAAAACCCTTCCGACCATTTGATGTATCGAAAGGGTTTAACTTTTCGCCGGGGGCGGAGGAGAGGGATTGTGTCTCATCCAGCCGGAGACCCCGTGCTGTTACCCGCAGTAATAAATTACATTGGACAAAATTCAAATGAAATTTGAAAAGTTTTCAAAATGCCATCCAGCCCAAATGGTCTATAAAAGGGAGGGCGGCCATAGAACTTCTTAACCAAAAATTGAACTCTACTCCATTCATTACTCCGGAGAACGCTATCGTTTGAATGTCCGCCAGCGCTTTCACAGTCTTGATGCTCAGGTTGCGGTATCCTTCCCGGTATCCTTCTCTGCTATATCCCTCGCCCCTATCCTGCGACCCCGGAACAAGGTCCATGCCCCTGCAAATGATTGATTCCATGATCCTTCCGGAATGTGCCCTCCGTGCTCCTATGGATAACTCCCCGCTTTGGGGCTGATCGAAAAGCAATCCCTGTGTGGCAGAAGGCGGGGGAGCAGTTTTCATTTTTTACCCCTCCTTCTCCAACTCATTCATTTCTTTGTTGGATACTTTTCTTGATCCTTCAAATCTCACCCCGCAATAACAACAGCAATGGGGCAATTCAATCGAAGCATTCTCTATCCAGAATAAGTTTTTGCACCGCGGACAACGAATGCAATCCAATTCTCTTTTCTTCCCATTCCACCCCAAAAATGAAAACATGCTCATTGTTTTAGCTCCCGGACTTTTCCCCGTAATAATATCTGGCCGGGCGGCAGATATTGAACAAAGCATTTCAGAAATTAACGGACACCAGCCATTGAGAAGGGCGAGCATCCTGTTCGCTGGATGGGACTCGGATATTTGTAGATTCTCGTTGATTGATATACTGCGCCACAACTACGGCTGGAGGAGAACTCCGCGCAATCCCCGCGGTTAAACCTTTGGATGCAGCTTCCAGGTATTTGTTCCGCAGGGTAATTGTTCCAAACTGAGTTGGCAGGAAGGAGGCTGCAAAGCGGATATACAAATCCGCATCCGGATCATTGGAGAATTGCCGAGACAGGATAGCGAGAACATCCGTAAGGGCCAGCCCATCCGTTGTGATCTTCGTAAGTGCATCCGCTACCTGCCCCGCCCGTTCCTTCTGCTTGTTATATTTCTCCAGCGTCTTGGCTCCGGAAAGGGCTTTGGAGGTAAGGAGTTCAATACCCACTTCCACCGACTCCGGTTTGGGAGCATACCCTGTTCCTCCCCCGGCAGTGCTTTCGCATCCCGTAAAGGCGGGGGAAATCGCGAGGCAAGCGATAGCTGAAAGAATAGAAAGGAATCTGTTTTTTGTTTTCATGTATGTTTGTTGTTTTATTTTGTTTGACCGAAAAATTATCATCTCCAGTAATAGGTAAGAATAACTGCCCCGATGACAATACAAATAACCGTAGCAAGAAGCTCCTCCCATTCGTGAAGACCGCCAAAAATCCCAGAGATCCCGATCAAAATGAAAAAAATTCCGAATGCAATCATGTCCAGTCTCCTTTCAAAGGAATACCATCATCTTCCCAACCGTCTTCTTCATTTAGTTTTGTGTTCATGCTTTTGAAAAGTTTTCAAACATAAATTAACCTAAAATAGATACTTTGCAAGTATATATTTCATTTGCAGGAAGCGATCTTCGCCTCTTCCGTTTTAGAGGCGGACCACTCGCGCACCGTTTGCCCATAATGAGATTCAGCGCAGGATATACAAAACCACTCCCCGCAATATAGACAACGGATAGCCCCCTCCCATATCTTATGCTCCGCACCGCACCTGCAAACGATAGAATGAGAAGCCGCGGCCGATACCCATTGATGACAAAGGCGCTCTCTTACTGCATCAGAAGGGGCGCGCATTAGGTGCTCCCTTAGTAAAGGTGAACATTCAGACATAAAAAGTTATTTCACAGTGTCCGACCATTGCATTAGTTTACCAGTTAATCCAGCCCGTTCTTCGAGGAACCTTCCCCTCTTGGAGAATCGGCGGGTAAATGGTGCTCCATATACAGCAATGAACTGCTTGGAAGAAAAGGAGCGAATGCAGCGGAGTAATTCCCTCCCCCGCAAATATTCCCATAAGCTTGGCAGCCCTACAACGGTTCCCTCTATTTCCTGCCCGATGAGAATAACTTTTCCTGCTACCTCCAAATGTGGAATTATCTCCCACACAAATCTACCGTTATTCGGGGGCCAGGAGAGAATAGATACCCCGTGAGGCTTTGGCAAAACATAACCAGCGTATTTCTTCATCATCCCAAACTTCCCGTCATACTTCCGGGTAATCCACCATCCCCCATTTACGCAAGGCTTAGGCTCAATTGCAATCAGGAGAAGTGGGCGATCCTTACTTGGCAACTCCATAATCCCCTTTGATAACTCCAGATGCGGTCCGGCCCCCCAATCTATAGTATATTTACCCCGGCAGGTATTTACAAGAAGCTCCCATTGCGATTGCGTCAGTCGCGCGTGACCAAGATGCTTGGAACATAAAAACTTCTCACAGCTTACGACTCCCCCCGGCCCATATTTGATATCTGGATTCATTATTTCAAATGCTCTGCTTTGATTTGAAAAATAGATACCAATGCCTTTTTGGTTTCTTTCTGCGCATCCCGGATTTCCCAAAGAATTCTTTGATGCGTCTCCCGCCGGGGTCCCTCATAGCCTCCTTCCCAAAACCACATAAAGAACCAATACATCGCATCCGCAAACACCAGGAACAGAATGCAAAAGGGGAGAAGGAAAATCATTCTCAGCAGGTATTTTATCAGTCTCATACAAAGGAATTGTTTGGTGGGCTTTAACGAAATTTCGGGAACAATCAGGAAGGCGAGGTTCATTTCCTCTACGCTCCAGGATATCCGCCCCGCATCCCGAATAAGTTGGTCCGTTTTCTTCTGGCTCCACTTTTTCATATCTTAAACGCGATGCCATTGCTTGCACTTTGGACAAACAGAGATTCCTTGTTCCTGCTCTGGAAGAGTCTCTCCACAATGAACGCAACAGGATACCTTCTTCTTCTCCTTCTTTGTGTGCTTCATGGATTGCGATTTAGCTGCGATGGCTTTAGCCATCTGTTCAATCTTTCGATGAATCGCAGGAAGGCACTTCGCACAGGCCCGCAATTCCGTGCGATGAATGACAAACACGCATACCTCGTGCTCTTGCTTCGGATGACAGAATTCACAAGCCCCGGCTTGGAAACTGGATTGAATAGTTGGTGGCGTTATTTCAATATTCATATGATTTGAAAAGTTTTCAAAGTGTAATAGCCCTCCGCTTTCTATCGCTTATGCCGAACCGAAGGGCTGGGTGAAATTGTTTTTTGATCTCTGCACATTCCCGCAGGAAAGCTTCCATACGTTCTTCCCCCATGCCTTCCCAGTCCAATATAGCCGTATCTTCTATATCGTAAATTACTTCGACATCAGACAGAAACCTTGTTATATCCGGAAGCTGATCCTCGGGGACCCCCGTTTGTTTTGAAAATAAGTTGCGCAATAGCGGAGCGCGAATTCCTACTCTATATTCAAATTGCTCCTGCCAGGGAGATTCCAGATTCATAGAATCATTCAGATATCCCGTAATAGAAGACAGCCCCCCGATATCTTCTTTTCCATTCAACGGAGCAGTAAGATCAAAAATAGCATATACTCGAAATAAGATTTCAGAGTGCCAGGCATCAGCCTCTTTCCCCCCTTCCATAAATAAAGAACTTACTTCGACAATGCTGAGATTCTGCAACGCTTCCCTTTCTGAATTAGCCAAATCTCTTATTCCCTCGAAAATCAATATGCCATTTGTATCATGCAAACACACATACCATTTCCATGATCCATGAGCTTGAATGGTTTTAATCAGCTTTCCATTGGAAGCTGCATACCAGTTTATATTCTTTTCCCACAAACCGCTTTCCGGCCGGAGCGTAAGAATCTTGGAAAGAGGAACGCATAAAACTTCCTCCGGTTGAGCCCACGCAAATTTGCTGGAAGGAGGCTCAATTAGTCTGCTAAACATTCCAAGCTCCTCCGACCCCGGAAACCCCGCATATTGCTCAAAGATCGCAGGGCGGGATTGGGCAAATATATCCTTATGGCTTACGGCCCCCGCATTCTGGATAGCCTTTTTCCGAAGCTTGAATTTCTGTTTAGGGGTAAACAATCTGTTTTTTGGATTCATAATTTGTTTCCCCGTTCCGTTACACGTAGAACATCCTCCTTTTACCAAATCATCACTGAACCCTGTGCCGAAGCAAAAAGGGCATAAGCCAGAATTGAGCTTTTTCATTTGAAGATGAAGCGGGGGATGGGAAGTAATCCAACAGGAGCCCGCGGCAGCGTATCCGCAGAACCTGTGCTGCTCAAAGCATAAGGCAGCAATTTCCCATCCCCCACAATTTTTGTCCGGAGATTCATGGTTGCACCGTGTGATACTCCACGTCAAATCCCCGTTCATTCGGACACCCATCCATAATACGTCCGGCACGCAATTCCGCAATCCGCGACAGCACCCACTCCCGCGCCTCATCATCGTCGCGAAAGGATTCAGCCTTAGCACAGACATACCCTGGAGAGTCACAATCGTATATGCGCACAGCGACCGTGGGCACATCACATGAGATAATATCACCGCTCACGCGGTCCGTAGTAGCATAATGACTCATGCTGCCCTCCTTCCCGCATTCTTGATGCATTCAGGTCCAATCCCCGCCGCGATACTCTTAGAGGTCGTAAGCTGCCGGCCGCAGGCACAGCATTTACCAGAAGGGAGAAATTCCGCTTTGCCTTTCAGGTCCCCCGCGTTCCGGAGGAGCCAGGAAAATCCGGCAAACTCCTGGGTGCCTTCACTGATCTTGCTTTTGGCCGTGCGCTTGAATTTGCAGTCGTCAAAGATCATGCCCATATAAGTCCAGTTCTTCTCCCCGCCGGTCCGGACGGAAACCCAATACCAGTTGGCCACTTTGATGGCCTGGGGGTGGCGGGGGACAGCCGTAACACGATAAGTCATTCGGTCCCCCGTTCTTGCGCTGACAACCGTGAAGGTGGACTTGCCCCCGAGAATGTAATTGAGGATGTTCATTGCTTTGGTGCTTTGAAAAGTTTTCAAATCATGCACGGGCCAGATTCCGGACTCTTCTGGAAATCTCCCCGTTGAAGGAGAAGCTTCCCTTCCCGTGGCGATAGTAAATTCCATCCAGTCGAGTTACCCCATCATCAGATACTCCGGTGTGCGCCCAGCCCTCTTCTTTGATATAGGCCGCAGCCTTTTCCAGTGTCTTGAAAGTTTTAGGCTTCCGACGACCGTCCACGGCGGAGGATGTAACTTTTATCTCTGTGATAAGCTCAGCGTAATCATTTGTGCCAGGAAGGGTGAGGAATCCATCGCTGTATCTCGCTTCCTGCACATAGCCGGCAGCCGCGGCTTCTTCGGCAGTGAAAATAGATTCATCGTTGATATATAGGTTCATTTGCTTTGGATTTCTGTTTTTGGTTGGATTTGGATTACAACTCAAGAATACTCGAAAGGGATACTTTGTAAAGTGAAATTTTGAAATCTTTTCAAACTTTCTTCAATCCTCGGTTCAAACTAAAGGAAGGGCCGGGGGATTTTCCTCAACCCGATATAGTTGAAGTGTGGAACGCTCTGCGTAAATCGCAAACCCGTTCCGGCCCGGCCCAAATCTTTCTTCTCTGCTCAACGCAACTCAACCCGGATTTCCCGCTCCTCCTGATTTATACTTGGCCCGATGAATGGGAAATCCAGTAGCTTCGGAAGGGGGCTCGTTCTTCTGCTCGGGGGAGAAAGAAACTATCGCGGGAGATAAGGGACAAACCTCCCCGGTCTCAGAATCAATTACAGCCCGGCGGATTTTCCCCCCAGCATCAACCCACCAGGGAGCAGCCCAATAATAATCTTTGAAGTAAGACGGTTTGGCAAACGAGTCTCTCCATTTAAGAACAGCTTCCCGATTAGGCCATTTTTTTGCATAAACAATTGACGTAGCTGCAAATCCCCTCTGGTCTTTTTCCCCGTAAAAGGTGCCTGATAGATCAAATCTTTCCGCTACCCATACCAAAGAAGGATGTGATATTGTGCTGGAAACGGGATGAGCTTCCTCTTTAATCTTGGATTCCGTAATTTGTTTCAAGTCAGAAGGAGGTTGTAAAGGAGTTTCAAGCTCATTTCTGAGTGCCCGTGCAAAGTCCTTTTTAGTCCATCCTTCCCCCCGCAACTTGTCTGCCTGCTCTTGGCATTGTTTGATTGTATCCTCTGTGTTTAGTTTGTCACCCGCCGACTTTTTATGCTCCCCGGCTTTGCTCTCGGTAGTTTGGATTTGGATTCCTTCCCCCGATTTTTTATCATCGGGCTTCACCAGGAACAAATCCTGTTCTGACGGTCCATCGCTTCCGTAAAGCATGGGACGTTTACCTTCTGGAAGGTCCCCCGCTTTCCATCCATCTATCCGGTGCCACCGCTCCCCTTCTATAAGCGGACGGAACCCGGGAATATGATTCCCGGGAATGTAAAATTCCTTGCTAACATTTACCGTTTTAGTCGGATCAAATGAAAGGGGTTGTTTTGATTCCTCCCCCGACTCTATCGGTGCAGCAGTAATAATTATTGAATCATGCACAATACTGCATTCCCAGCCGTTCGCTTGCAGAAGGCGGGTTGCTTCGATTAACATTCCCGCCGTAACTTCCCTTTTGGGGATATTAGATTGATTCTCCTGCGTTGATGATGTCCTACCCGTTACGCTTGCAACGGGAGGTTTCCATAATTCTCCCCCCGCATCTGTATATCCTGCAAGTCGGAGGCTGCGCTCTGCTTTACGCAATCTGGACACAAGCCCAGCTATAACAGCAACGTCCTCATCTCGCGGCTTAGATGGAGCCCCGTTCGTAATAATGAAATGGTCCCTGCATAGAAGCTTGTTCCGATAAGCAAAAAAGGTGGGCTTGCTGCACCCAGGCCATTCGCAGGCATCGCAGGACCATAAGGCCTTTTCTTCCTGGGAGGATGGAGTATTATGATGGACCCCGCAGGCTTCACAATAATGGGTAGTAGAATTGTCAGGATTTGAAAACTTTTCAAACTCTTGCATTTTCGCCTCCCCGGAAACCTCCCCGGATGCCCCGCTAACCTTAGCTAACGGTGCTGTAGGCTCTCCGGAACTTTTGGATGGGACTTTCTGCTGTCTGGGAGCTAAAACCTCGTCTAGAAGCCCCCTAAGCGTTCGATGATGCCTTGTTTCCCTCCCGACTTTTTTACCCAACTCAGACTCCGGAACTTTATTCCATCTGCCCATATACCACCATTCATCCCCTTTCTTAGTTGCCTCTCCGAGCAGAAGGGGACGATATCCCTGTGTAAATTGTTTGGGATTCCATCCCCCGGATCTATGCCACTCAAAGCCTTCCGGCGCAATAGGTATTCCGGCTTTTGTTTTTTCCGGATGCTTTGGGATGAAAGGCAAATCAAGCCCCTTGCTTCTGCGGTAATCCTCCAAAGTGGAATCCCCCTCAAGACAAAGCCGGACAGCCATTGCAGCAAGCTGCACACATTCTTTTTCCACCCGCTCCCAGGGCTCATCCATAATAGCTTTGGCAACCTCCCCCGCTTCTTCAACCATAGCGGCAGTTTTCGGGTCCCCTGTATGGGGATATTTTTGACGTGAGGAAATCAATTCTTTGGTCACTGCATTGAAAAATTCAGATTCGTTCATAATGTTAATTAGTTTTTGATTTGTGTATTTAATTTATCTCCCTGCGAAACAAACAAGCTCCGATTCCGACGGAACACTGAACATCATTCTAAATTCAGACATAATTTTCTTCTCTCCGTAAACAGTAATTCCATCCCTCCCGCACTTTTCCACTTTGATAAATCCATCAAAGGGAGGATTTTTCTCGTGCAGAAAAGCTCTGCCAAGCCTTGCCAATGCGGGGCCGGGCAGTTGCTTCCTAATCCATTCGTTATAGGCAGAAAACTGTATCCACTCCCCAAACCATCCATCTTCCTCGCGATGAATTAGAGGGGTGGGGCCAAAAGGCGGGGGTTGACGGTAAGCAATACGAGTCAGGGATTGCGGCCATATGGAAATATCATTTTCCGCAACTTCCAGAATGGAAGTATAACCAAACCGACCTTTCCATTTATCATTGCGAAAATACAATCCGGGGGCCGGCGACGTTCCATGCAGCTTGTCATAAACGTTGCGATCTTCAACCAGCAGAGTTTCTCCCACGGACGGAGCCCCATCGCGAGACTTGTAAGTGTTTGCATATACCTCCGCCTGCAAACTCTGTGGCGTGTGCTCCCTCCGAACTCCGCAAGTAAAGCAATAAAGAACAGTCAGCGGCACCATCAGAATTTTCTTGTTACGAACAACCGCGGTAGCCGCAAACAGAGTAACATCCTCCCGCGGGAAGGGGGCTGCAATCATTCCGTTCAATAAGATAGAGTCAAACTCCTCTTTGTTTGAAGCTTTAGGAATATCTCTTGTCCATTCATCCATCTCCCCCGGCTTTACTTCGTGTGGATAGATGAGGGTATATCCTTCTACTTTATCCCAGGGCAAATTCTGAGCAATACACTGCGGAGAACAATCGCACCCGTTGATAAAGGTTCCTTCCGTAGGGACCCCCATTCTATATAGGACAGCTAAAAGAGAAAGGTTTGAAGCTCTGGTGTGTGCGTGCATAGGAATTTATATTAATACAAAATAGATACTTTGCAAACGAATATTTATTTATTCGCCTCGGAACGAACAAGCGATACCACAAAATTAGGCCAGCTATCGGAAGACAACAGCTTCCTGTCCTTGTGCATAAAATGAACGGATACAAGCCTCTGCGGAGTTACCCATACAAAGAAATCTATAGTGGATTCCTCCCCCGCGAATGCTCCCAGTGTTGCGAAATGTTCGCAGCCGGCAACAGGAAAGGCTTCCCGCAGCTTTTGCAGTATCTTTATTAACTCATTCATAACGTAATGCTGCGTCTAGGTTTCTTAGGCAAAAGTCTCTTCAACAATTCTGATGCCGGAAGCAATTGAAAATCCCCCCGCGTTTTATAACAAGATACCAGCCAGGCGTCAAAATGACTGACAATCCCCCGCGCTTTAATCTTTTCGTGCGAGGAATAATCCCTGTATCGTTCATGTTCATGCAACCTTAGCGCTTTAGGAAAATCTTTCAGAGTCCATACGCATTCAAATACTTCCGAAGACTCTTCCAAATGCAAGCAGGATCGCACTTGCCAGCTTCCCCAAACTTTTCCAATATTATCCGCAATCGATTCTGCCCTATCCAACATAAGATCATTACTAGTCCATAACATAGTGCAGTAAACCCAAATAGGAAATTCTCCTTTCTGCCCATCAGTAAAGGAAATCAATCCATTATATAATAATGGAATTGGATTTCCCTCTTTTGAAAAGTTTTCAAATCGAACCGATAACTGAGAAGGCGGGGCTGGAGCTTTCGATTTTACTATATCGCCCAAAGATTGAGCAAACGCCTCCCCCGCTTTGGCTTCTTTTTCGTAACGCTCTTTCTTCCTGGCAAGTAAACCGTCCACGTAATCCTGCCAAGACATCCGCACGGATTCGTTTAAGGATTCAAGAACGCCGGGGGAATTTATATTCATACCCCAAAAATGATAATCAATACTCCGTAAACTATTACTCCGGAAAGCAGCATAAAGAAAATCTCCCCCACAGCTTCTTTCCTCCGCTCTCGCGGAGACCTAAGCAAATAATGAAGTTCCTCAACAGAAGCAGCAGGATATCTGCGGCAAAGGGAACGGAGGCGGTTGCGCTGTAATGATGTAAGTGTGTATTTCATGCTTGGACAAGTTTTCCTGATAACTGATAAGGCTCCAGAGTTGGAAATAACAAAGATTGCTTGAGATTCCCTGACGACGTTTTGCGAGCATGTCTGGCTAAACGATCAGCCCGCTCATTCTCAGTCAATCCCCGATGGCCCCGAACATGAATGATCTCAACAAGAGAACCTGCGGACCGATGACGATTCAACTGATGCAGAGTTCCCTCAATAAGCTGACGGTGCGAAACCTGCTTTCCGGTGGCCGTAGTCCATCCATGCTTCCCCCATTTTTTATGCCAGACCGTTAAACAGTTAACGCAGTAAATCGAATCGGAAAAAATCTGTAGCTTGTGCCCAGTGGGCTCAAGAAGGGCGAGGCTGGCAAATATGGCGCACATTTCCATTGCGCTAATGGTTCCGTTCTTTTCGTAGCCCCCTTGATATCTTTCCAGCCTGCGGCCCCCGAACAAAGCCACGAAAGCCCAGGCCCCATCAAACCCTTCAAGGTCCTTCCTGCGGACGGATGATCCGTCCGTCCACACTTGGATCAAACCCTCACTCATTTTTTGGATTGATGTTAAGTTTACGTTTTCCTTCTGTAATTCGGAATGGGGCTGGAACCTCCTTCTTTTGTTCCGGCTTCTGTTTCACATGAAAACAGTCAATATCCGATCTTGCGATTAGTAACTCTTCCTCATATTCGCTGACTCTTTCCCCGCTAAGTTCAATGGTGATTTTCTGCGAACCGCCGTGAAATTCGCGGCGAACGCAATTAACTCTGAATAATCCCACTCCGCAAATAAGAAGCCAGGAATGATTTCCATATAGCAAAGAAGCATCCGCTATTCCACGCGGATGAATTCCTTCAATGCGTTCCGAAGAATCACTCATGGTCTTTCCTCCGAACAACCCCCGATTTCAAAAGCAGGCCCCGAACTTCTTTGGGTGATGCACATTTTGGCTTTGACTTACGCTTTTAGAAATGATCGTAAATCGCTAAAGCAAGAATTTCTCCAAAAGCATAACATGCCGCTCCGACAAGAAAGGAAAAGGGATCAATACTCATTTTTCAAAAGACAATAAAAATGTTTGCACCAAAACCGATGGAGCCACCGCCCCCCGTCATGCATCATTTGGAGCCGTGAAACTCCGATCCGTTTCCTATGCTCGCGTGCTTTCGTAAAAGCTTTTTTAAGTAATGGATTCATATTACAGAGTTTCATCGGCCCACTGACGGCCGTTGTTGTCCCGGATAACCAAGCGGCTGATGCAGGGAAACATCCTCTGCATGTAGCCGAGAATGTCCGCGAAGGAGTCATCCTGCCTGCGGGTTTCCTGCCCCAGCCGATTTCCATCGGCATCGTAAGCAGTAGCGATATGTCCGAGGGGTGCCCCCTTATATGGAAGGGGCGGGGCGGTTGGTTGGGTTGCGGTCATGGGGAAAGAATACTGAGAATGGATGCTTTGTAAAGTGGAATTTGAAAAGTTTTCAAAATCAAGATTTCGGTTCGCTTATCCGATTCGATTTCCAGCAATCGTTTGCTGGAAATGTAATGTCCGGCTCCTTACGTGGAATGAATGTCGTGCCTGTTGCAATATCTGGGTTCAGACAGCTTCCAACCCCCGCTCCAGTATAGCTTGTTAACTTGACTCCATCCCGCTTCCTTGCCCAATAGCACGAAGCGCAGGCTCCTTTCTGCGACTCATTCATTGGTTCAACGCATTCCGTTGAGCACAATCTTTTCAGCCAATTCGTAGGAGGGCATAAACTCCGGCAGCCCCCGCTTCCTGCGGCTCTCATTGTTCTCCACCAAACTTTGATAGGTGGATTCAACGTTGCGGGCATACTGCCCGCTCAGCATTGGACTGGTTGCAATTTTGTTCAGCTTGGAGATTTGTTCGGCGCTCATTTACTTTTGAGATTTGGATTACGAATCAAGAATACCCCATCTAGATGTTTTGTAAAGTGAAATCTGCAACTTTTCAAACTTTCTTACGCGGCTTGCAGCCGGTTTTGACGGGCGGCAAAGGCTGCAAAAACTTGTCCATTCTCTGCATCCGATCCTCCATCGAAGGTGGCAGCTTTTGTTTTTTTAACTTTTGGGCGGGTTTCTTTTTCATTGATGTTCAATTTGTTTTTCCATGCGGCGAACACGGAAGGGTTAATGTAGCAGTCCAACACGATCTTGCGGGTATCCCCCAGCTTTTTGGCGACCAAGTCCCCGATCATATCCCTCGCGGCCCAGAATTCCTCCGCGGTCTTAGGGGAAGGGAGGGTCTGCGTGGCCGTCAAGGCCAACTCCGTAGCGTTCCAGGTGCGAAAATCATGCACCTTGAAGTTGCCAGATTTTTTCAGGTAGCGAAGAACTTTCGCTGAATCCGTATCGAAAAGATTTCCTCCCCGCGCTTTCCTTGCGGCCAAATCCGCAGCTAGCCCCGCATCCCGAATCTCATGCTGCTGACGGACCCCCAGCTTGCCGATGAAATCAAAAGTCACAACGTCTCCTTCGACGGTCACGTGCTCCGCCAGAAGATTGCTTGCACCGTAAGCCTTGACCTTCCCATTTCCTGAATCCCCGCCGTTCCGGAATCCAGAAAAATAGACCAAGCGAAGCACTGCGGCTTCCTCGGCATCCGGTCCGGCCAAATCTTTCTGCACTCTCTTGAGGATCGTGGGGAGCTTGGCATTGAATTTGACTAGCCGAGAGAATTTCCCTCTAAGCGCGGCGGCTGTATGGGCCGCGGAGTAAATGCATTGGAGCCGGCCTTTACCGTCCCGGCCGCGTGCCTGGACTTTACTATCAGACGAATCAGCAACTTCCACCCCGGTCCAGGCCGGGGGAATCCGGAGCGCTTTGCGTTCTTCGGAGGAAGCTGGGCGGAATTTCGATTCAGTTTTCATTTCAAGGAGAGAATACCTGAAATACATTCTTTGTAAAGTATAATTTGAAAGTTTTCAAACTGCTTCCATCATCAGCTTGTCTGCGGCTTCGTCGATGGTCACGGTCGCCTTTCCGAATGTCCCAACCTCGAATTTTCCTTCACTCCATTTCGTCGTAACCATTCCGTTGATAACTTTAGTAAACCCAACTTTCATCGCTTCCATTTCGAGATAAGCGCGATTAATGTGCTTAACGGTGGATTGATCTTTACCTAGCTGGTTTGCTTTCATTTGATTTTCTTGATTTGGATTTGTATTACGGATCAAGAATACTCGAAAGGGATGTTTTGTAAAGTGAAATTTGAAATCTTTTCAAACTTTTTTCTGATCTTGAAAACAGCAAGCCCCGCCCCCTTTTGGGAAGGGCGGGGCCGCTTTTGGTTTGGAGCCGCTAATTGCGGGGGTCCGGGCATTCTTTGGGATCAGGCCGCTTTGCTCTGGGACTTGGCCGCAGACTTTTCGTTCTTTTTGTAAGCGAGCCATTCAGAAACGATGTGATCGAAAGCCTCGCTGTTGGAATGCTCCGCGCCATCTTCCAGCGGGGGAAGCTCCTTGATAGCCATTTCAAGCGCCTTCCGAACGACCTTGGCCCGATCATCGAAAAGGACGAACATGAACCGGGCTTGATTGGCAGTGGCTCCGCGTGATGCCCCGCGTTCGATGTTGGCGTTTTTCATCGCCGTAGAAACCTCGTCCTTGAAGGCATCGCCTTTTAGGTTCTTGACTTTGGTGGCCCACTCATCCCAGTTTTCGGTGTCGATAACCTTCCCTTCGATGAGTGGAATCAGGTGCAGAACCTTTGTGAATTTGAGCCCCGCGATTTTGCTTTCGGGGATACCTGCTGCACGGGTGACGGCATACACGTTGATGTAATGCTGCGCCATCCGATACTCCACGTTAAGGATGGATGCGATGTAGGCCGCGAAGCCGGGTTGGCCCTTGAGCAATTCACCATCTTCACCGCGGACGGTTTCATGATAGTTATTCCTTTTGATCTCATAGAGCACGCCCCCGAGTTGATAGAAGCGGGTGGAAATGGATTCCACCAATTCCAGGGCCGCTTTAAGGGTTCCCTTGACTCCATCAGCAATGAGCTTGGCGACGGAAGGTGCGTGCTTGAGCACGGGCTCTGCGGCCTTTGCTTCGGCCTTCTCAGCTTTCTTGCTGACTGCCTTTCCGGTGACGGGGCCATCTTCCGCAACCACCGTGATTCCGTCGGCGGTAGTGGATTCAGAGACCGCCCCGCCCTTGCCCTTGGCGACGATCTTCTTAGCTCCGGCCTTAGCCGGAGTTTCCGATGTATCGGCCAGGCCGGAGATTTCCGCGGGGAAAGCCCACCCCTGCACTTCCGGGTCTGCGCCAGGGCGGCCCAGCAAAATTTCAGTGGCGTCATCAGGAATCTCAATAACCTCCAGCGTTTCGCCGGCGGTAAAGACCTGGTCGGCCTTTTTGGTTTCTTTCCCATATTTGCCGAAGATCACTTTGTCTCCAACGGAGTAAGTAGCGGCGGCGGAGGTAGCAGTTTTCGTTTTCATGTTGCAGTGTGTATTTTGTTTGTTTGGGTTAGCAGAATTGCTCCGGGTTTTTCGATTTCCGTTTTCCGGAGACGAATTGAATTTAAGGCAGAATCGAAATTTTGCAAAGAAAAAAACGAGATTTCATCTCCATTCCCCCGAAACCCGTTGAATTTCAATCGGTTTCAGGCCGAAATTTTTTCGCGGGAAGCCTTTTTTAGTCCCCCGGCGGGGTCCCCGACCCCGGAAATAATCGCTTCCCCAGCCTTGACCAAGCAGAAGGCGTCGCACTGATCCGAATCATTGAAGCTCTGCCCCCACCTTTGAAAAGTTTTCAAAAGCATCACGTCCTTCCCCGAATCGCCCGGTTTGGCATGACCGATAACGAATTTCTTCAAGGTCTGAGGGGGAACCGTGATCAATTCCGGAATCCCTGCGTCCGCCAAACAGCAACGCAAAACTCCTCCCCACTCCCCCATCGCTTCCCGGCGGGAAGCTGAGCCCATTGAGTATCCCTCTACTATAGCCAAGGTCAAACCCTCAGCAATCTTGTCAAGCATCAGAACCCCATTCAATTGCTCCCGCAGCCAAAGAAGGCGGGGGATTCCGATTTTACCTTTCGATGGCTGTAAATGAAAAAAATGATACGTTCCCCCGGATTGGCGGATACAAACCCCCGTGCCATTCAGAGAAGGATCAATCCCTATCATGCAGGGCAGGGAAGGGGGCTGGCGTCGTGGGGGTCTCATTGCTATTTTCCGTAAATGATCCAAATGGCCTGTATAGCGAGCGACGGATAGCAGCACGATCCTTCGATTCCGGGAGGGGTAAACAATCTCCATCCTGGCTGGTTATCGCCGTCCGTGTCATGCTTCTGGCCACGGTTCGCGTGTTTCAGCCAGCGCCTGATGAAATCAAAGGTGGCATCAATGTCGTGAGGGAACGCAAGCTTTACGCCGGTGCCGGGCTTTTCTGAATTGGTCAGTTCAGATCCCATGAATAGCGTTTCGTGGCCACCTTCCTCTGCCCGCGAGTAATAGCCCCACTTGTCTCGCTTGATGTATATAACGTAATAATTCGAGACAATAAATTTTGGCAATCCATGCCAATCAGCAGAGGCTGCAAAATTCAATGCACGACGGAGAGGGTCCTCCCCCTCCCCTTCGATATTATATTCCCAGGGTCTCATTGGTTTGTGGAAAAACACATTGCACACATTCCACAAGCTTTTGCTCTTGGCGTTATTGGCGAGGAACAAACCCCCAGCTTTTCAGGGATAGGGCCGGCCCCCCGCGCATCACGGATTGCTTCCGCTCTGATATCCATATTATCCAATGACGGCGTTGTCCTGCCATTTTCAGTAGGCCGAAACTCCAAGTAGGGATTGCTGCCCCATTTGAAATCTTTCCGGACGTAAACGATTATTGCGTAAGGAACATCCTTGCCTCCCCGCTGTAAAATCCTGCGGTAATATAGCACCTGCAATTCATGGTCCGCTTGCGCGTCCGGCTTTTCCTTCTGCTCGTCAAATCCCTCTTTGTTGATGCTCTTGAATTCAACGGGGATGAATTTAGTCCCATATACCAACAAAAAATCCGGAGAAGCCAAAACCTTACGCTGTTCATCAATCAAAAGAACTTCCCGATATTGATCCAACGGAGTATCGCAATGAGAGCAATTCCCCCCAACTTCCAAAGCTGCTTTGAATGTCCCCTCAAAACTGCGCTGTCCACAACGACAAGTCCATATGCCATATGCGTGAGCAGGAAGGGCGGCTGCCAATACTCTGCGTGCATGACTTTCTGCGGCCCGGCCCAAAGCCCATATCAGTCTATCCCCCGCCTCAACCCGCTTTACTTCCTGTCCCCCATGCCGATTGGATAAAATAACCTGCCGGGGGCAAGCTCGTATCAAGGTGGAAACGTGAACGTATTCAGACTCGTTTCTCGCTACGTCTGCCAGCGTATCCTGAGCGCCAAGGATTCCGGCCAGCTTTCCCTGTTCGGGCAATTCAGGAGCATCCTCGCGCGTTATAGGCTGTGTTCTATTCGCTCTCCTTGCTGGACGTTTTGGAACAGTTTCAGGAACCACCCGGAAGGGGGCTGCCTTCATCCTATCTACTATGGAGCGGAGGATCATTCGTTTGTGCTACCGTCTGTATAGGAAGGCGCTTCTGTCAACATATCAATAAGGACTTGAGTATGGTTATCGAACCCAAACTGGCCTGTTCGCAAAACAAGCTCCCTACCATCCTCCAAAGGAAAGCGCATTATATACTCCCTTTCCCCCGCCAATGGAAGTCTTCCATTTGCCTCGGGATGATCAGGTGTCTTTAGATTCAGTTCCGGTTTCATTTTTCAACAGAAGATCAATAGCCCAGGAAGGAATAACGCACAGCGAATGGAGGGGCTTTCCTTTATCGTTCAGAAATTCGATAACCATCGCAGGAACTTCCCCCGCGGATAACCCGGCCGTTTCTATTTTGCAAACATCCAATAACGTAAGGCTGTATGATTTCTTGGTAGTGGTTTTAGTTTCAATCCGAGTAATCCCCTTTACCCTCACATCCCCCTTCATATCTTTATTGCCGCTTCCCGGTGTGCGCTTACCTCCCAGCCTCTCGGCAAGTTCTTTTTCCTGCCGAGGGCTGCGCCAATGAGAAACGGTTTGAAAACTTTTCAAACGCTTTGGGGTCCTCAAATTCATATCAAAATTCCTCCCTCTTTTCCGGAATATATTCTTCCATGTTGATCTTCCTTCCACGACTTACTGAGACTTTATTACGCCGTTGCTCCTCCTTCTTTTTGGAGTTTTCAGAAACCGTCAATGCACGAATATTGTTGAATGAATATGGCCCCCGAGAATCTATCCTATCGACAGACAAAACATCAGCCCTTGGCTTATCACGATCTTTGAGATATCCGGTAGATTCACAAAATAATCTCCACTGAGCTATAGTCAATATAAACCGAATTCTCCTTTCCTTGGCACTTGTCTTTAGCCGATGATATTGATGAAGGGCGGGGTCCCTGTGTGTCGCTATCTGCTGACGATGCTTAAAACAAAACCGAGAAAGGCGGGGGCCTGCGCTTTTATTATTGCATCCGACTACAGGACAATTTCCAGGCTCTACCTTCCCCAAAGGAAACAGAGTAAGAGCAGTTATCCAATAAGCTGTAATTCGCTTACTCATCTGAGGTTTCTGTTTCTTCCTCTGATTCCGCTTCTTCGTTGGATATAGAAGCGTATAAAGAATCTGCTAAAGCTTCCAGTCTTTCTCCTGCCTCAAGGGTTACCGGTTGAAGCAGAAATCTATCCGGGGGAAGTGCGGGGAGCTTGGTTTGCCTCCTTTTGATCATGATGCAAAGCTGGCGTGTAGCTAGATCATACTCCTGATTATCCCGAATGCCCCGCATCATTGCATCCAGGTTTGAAAATACGGGATGGGACTTATTGGTCGGTCCATGCGGATAGAGCAATGTCCACTTGGTTCCTCCCCCCGTAACAATACCAAGTTTCTTGGCATACGTTACCAGAGTTTTGTAATCATCGTAGTCCCCCGTCTTTAGACCGTCTTCTCTGCCCGCATCGTCCATAACCATAACGAAATCTCCTGATTTGATAGAAAATCCACATTTGCTCTTGGTGAATTTGAAACTGTGCTCGTTGCGGATATGAGTTTGAAAGCCTCCCCGATCTTCCATTATTTCCTGCTTCCTTATTTCCAGTTTGGTATCAACCATGTAATTCTGGAATCTACCCCCTGGCAATGACGTGGGGGTTCCCCCGTGCGGGGAAAATTTTCCTATCGCTTCCCTGTATTGATTGATACATAGGAACGTAAACCGATGATCCCTCTGCTGCTCATCTATCCAGGCCTGTTGTAGTTTGGAACAAAGCAATCCTACCAGCCTTGCCCGCTCTGCCATCGTCTTATCCTCAGCGGATTTGTCCAGAATATTAAATGGGAGAAGGCCGGGGATTGAATCTAAAGCCACCATAAATACTTCCTTGGCCCGACAGGATGCTTCTATTATATCGACGGCCTTTTCCCCTGTCCCCGGCCGAACAATCCGTATCTTGTCCAGATTCACCCCGTGCCGTCTTGCCCATACAGGATCAAACTTCTTTTCCACGTCAACTAATACTGCCCAATCGTTTGGATATTTCTGTTGCCCCGAAGCAATCGCTTTGAGGGTCAAAGTCGTTTTTCCGCAATTTTCATTTCCATAGAGCATATGCCCGCAGTGCTCTGGATATCCACCCAGTGTTGCAAAATCAAGAATGAAACAATGAAAAGGTATATGAGTAAAGGAGGGCATTTGCGATCCCAGCAACATTGTTCCTTCCCCCATCTTGTTATGAACATCAGCTACCAGCTTTCCAATCTCCGTATCATCGGAAGGGGGCGCATTGCGTCTGCGTGCGGGCATATTATTAGCTGGTTATTCTTTTGGAGAATCCATCAATGCGCTTACCTCTGCATCTATCTTGGAGGATACCCAATCTTTTTCTTCCTCCCAGACCCGATCATGTTCTTCAACACGATCCACGCAGGGCCGTGTAATCTGACAAGTCATCTTAGCTGATTCGTAATTGCCAAGATTCTTGGTCACGGAAAGGCCGCACGTAATATGTGCTGGGGGTTCCCAGAATCGTCCTTCCGGGGTATGCTCCGTTTTCTCTCTGCTTTCAATAACCTCCCCGGTTCTGTTATCCTTGCGCTCAAAGCTTTCAATCTCTGTGCGCTGCCCCAGCTTCCCTTGCACCATTTGTTTGTCAGGGTTACTATCAGAAGCAGAAGGGATGGAACGTCTTGGCGGGGGTTTGGATAGCATATTATTGTATGTGTGTGTAGGTTGATCAAGATTTGAAAACTTTTCAAAGCATAGCTTTATTCAACAAAGCAACGGTTTCCTCGTCGGATTGGTTAAGATAGTTCTTGGAAGAAAAGTGCATGGCCATTACCGACAGTAACTTCTCCGCTTCCTGCAAAGTATAAACATGGGCATGAGTCCGGCCCACAATTGCTTCCAGTCGCGGGCGGGGAAACCTCCCCGTTCTTTGCCACCCATGAACGATAACAACATTGGAAATCCCCATCAGCGGGGTAAGCTCCGCAGTGGTGAAAGTTGGAATCTCCAAATCAGAATTAATCAACTTCCGCATAACAGAATGCGTTGGCAAAGAGGATAACGAATCCCTTATAATATGCGCCCTATCCGCCTGCAATCCGCCATGAGCCTTTCGGCCTGTTTCGCGGGACTGCTCACGCACCTTCTCCCGGTAAGAGGAATCTTCCCGGTATTGCGCCTTCCTCTTTGTATTAGAGGAATCACGCCACTTTCTCTTCTGCTGTTGCGCTTCCACTTTGGTTTTGTGTTTTGGTTTTCTGCCCATGTTCAATAACGGTTACATTGTTTTCCCGGAACTCCCGCAACCGCGATGCACATGCTTGCTCAAAAATTCTTATACCCCTGTCCCGTATGGTCAACCAAAGCGGGGTGGGCTTATTCGGCATATTTCTACGAATTCTTCCTATCATTTGAATTCCTTTGGAATGCGGAGTCACATCAATCCCCGAATCCAATCGGGGAATATCCAACGCTTCACTAGCCATACCGTAACTAGCAAAGATTACGCGGCTGTGGTCCCGCACCCAATCAAGTTGCTCATCGTTCATTTTCTTCTGCTTCCCCTCGACATCCACATAGGAACCAGTATAAAGTCCGCAATCGTCGGCGGGAACTCCTTCCTCGGATACCATACCCATCAAAACTTGAAGGTGTAATATCTCATCCCCTATTACAAGAATATGCCTCCCCGCATCATATAACTTTTTGATCATCCCTGCAATCATCTTATTCCTGCGTCCAGACGAAATAAGAATCTTCTTGAGAATAGCCCGCGGTTTACGATTAATATCATTCGTAACCCGGCCACGCTTTCCAACTTTCTTTTGAAATGACCAAAAGAAGTCAAACACCCGACAAGTAGCTGCCAAAGCTTCTCCGGGATATATTACAGAGGGGCGGCCAAAATAATCAAAGTAAAGGGATTCGCATCCATCCCCCCGCTCAGGGGTAGCCGTAAGGCCGAATCTATAACGAGCATAAACCCGTCCCATAGATTCTGAAAATGATCTGGCACCTAGATTCTGCACTTCATCGAATACCACCGTTCCGAAAGCCTCCGCAAACCCTTCCGGAATTTCCCGTCCTACAAGATTATGTATAACTGCTACTGTAATAGCCTTATGACGGAAATCAAACTTCCCCTCTTCTATCATTCCTATCCTGGAAGGAGGCAGACCCAGAAAATCAATAGCCATCTTTCTCCACTGTGCTGCAATTCGTTTGCGAGGAACGACTACTAACGCAGAACATCCCAGCAAAGCAATAGCATTTAGCGCGGCAATCGACTTGCCGCTGCCCGTCGGCGCTTCTGCAAATACAGCTATTCTACGTCCCACTTCTCTAGGTAGCTCTTCAAAAAACGTAGTCTGCCGTTGATCCCTCGGTGCGGGCCGGCGGCGAATAAAACGACTTATGTCGTGACCTTCACTTGAGCGATTATCCACATCTTTGAAAGCTGCTGCAAGGGTTGCATACCCTCCCCGCGTTTGAAAAAATTTCAAACCTGCCATTAAAGGCAATCCGATTCTGCCGCAATCTTCCTGAACCAAACAAATGGGTTCTGGAGACTCCCCCTCAAACCCCCGCGGATTCACTGTCATTTGTTTCCGCAGCATAGCCTTGTCGGGGGCGGATACCCCCTCAAGCCAGAGCAGATTTGACAGCGTTGCATTCATCCTTATTTATTATTTTTTAAGGAAAAGAATTTGCAGCGACCATGCTCCTCCACAGGAAGATCAAAGACTGGATTCAGCCTACAATGTTGAGGTTTGGCATGCATATCACCAGAACAATCAGTAGGGACAAAATTAACACAATTTGCGCAAGTCTGCCTACCGCTCTGATATTCCATCAGGCGCTTCAATTCATTCTCTATATCTTTGTTAATCATTTTATTCGTTGCCCCGTTCCCGGATCGAACAGGAACGGGGCCGTTGATCGTTTCTTACTCCTCCGCGGCGAACGGGTCCTTATTACCAGAGGAAGGGGCGGCTGCGCCCCTTCGCGGGGGGGCTGATCTCTTCTGCTCTACTGCCCCGCCCGGACGGCTGGGGGCCGCAGGGGCGTCGGCAACGCCCGGCAATTCATCCTCCCCTTCCTGCTCCGATCCCCATTCTTGCTCAGCTTCCGCAGCGGAGCCCGGCTGAATCTTCCCCCCGTAACGGGCACGCAAATCCTTGGCGTCCGGCTTCTTGAAAATATCGTCGTAAACAAACGGGCTGATATCCTCGTCCTGCGCTTTAAGAACCTTGCCCTGTGGCGAAAGTTCCGCAGCGTGTCCGTATTGTTCAGTCAATTCATCCTCAGTATAGAAATCAAACATGCTGGCGTTGTCCAGGATAGAAGGCTCCCCAATGGCAGGAGAATTAGCGTTATGCATGTCCCGCTTCATATACATGAACACCCCCCGCAGCGTGCCATACTTTTTGATAGCGGCGGCGAAAAGCTCTTCCATCTTCCCCATTTGCTGAGACTTGATAGGCAAGAGCATCTTGGTGCAATTGCCGGATTTCTTTCCGTCTTTGCTGGTCCAGGATTTCAGAACCAAAATGGAACACATAACAACGTAATATCCTTTGTCCCCCGCATCGCAAAGGGGGCAATGGCTCCATTCCTTTGGGCACAATTCAAAGTTCCCGAACTTACCCGCGATCTTGAGATTATGTTCCGGGAACCCCACCAAATCATCCAGACTGCGATCAAGAATGATGATTCCTGCTTCATTGTTCGGATTGCCGTCAGCATCCTTTTTCCATTTCGTCTTATCCCCGTTTAGCCAGAAGCGCCAGGGGCCGCCTCCAGACATAGATTGCTCTGCTGTATGTCGGGCAGTTTCCAGAGCTGCGGTGCCCCGTTTCATGAATGAGCCTGTAGGGGCTCCTCCTTTCGGCCCTCCGTTACTGGATGGGGCCTGAGAGGGTTTGGATGCCCCGCGGGGGCTTGGTTTTGATGCGCTCATAATAGCGTTGTTGTTTTAGGTTTTGTATTGTTGTTTTGTAATACCCCTTACGGGCAGGAAACTATTAAAATAGAAATAGATATTTTGCAAATGTTTATTTTTCTATTTTTCATTTGAAAACTTTTCAAAATCAAAGATCAAAATTGAAGATGCGATCCATGCCGCAGTATCCAATACAAATCATCGCGGGTCAATTTATCCGGGTCTGCTTCTCCCTCTTCCGGATAACTGCAAACGTAAACGGGGACATGTTTCTTTAGCTGATCTATAGCCCCCCCGCCTTCATGCTCCCTCGTAGCCTTATTTAACTTTCCATAAAGCCCTATGTCCCCCGCCAGAT